GATCATCACCAAATTAGTCGTAGGACATTTATTTTAACGAAACTTTAGTTTCGTTAAAATAAAGTCACGACGTTAATAGATTTATAGCCACCTGAAATATAGACCGCATTCTTATAGCCTAGAGAATGAAGTTTATCAGTTGCCATACGAGCTCTATGACCTGTATTACAATATGCGAGAATACGCGCGTTCTTATCTGGAAGCTGCTTGGGTGCTTCAACCTCGAGATCTCCACTCTGAATATGAAGAGAGCCAGGATATGCGCCTAGAGTTGCGAGTTCCCAGTCTGTACGTACATCAAGAATAACATCTATTTTCTTGTTCTGTATGCGCTGCTTTGCTTCTTCTGAAGAAATCCGATACGGAGAATCTGTAGCATATGTATAAAGTGCTACTGCGATAATTGTAAGAAATGCTACAACTGCTGATGCTATTAAAAAAGGAATAGTTAGTCTCTTAGGGGCCATTATCTTACCAGTTAGACTTTAATTTATTTAAAGTCACAAAGTTACATACCCTTCAGCATCTCCTGAAGAAGATCCTCGTCATGGACCGCGTTCTTATAGATACTTTGCTGGAGAGGATTGTTCTCAACTGCTGCAATCATCTCGCGTGTATTGCGCTGTTTGCTAACATCCATTTCAAGAGGAACGCGATACTTAACCTGTCCTAGATCAGCAACACCAGATGGGATACTATTTACGCGTGTTGCCGCATTTGCGCGATCATTTATACTATCAGCATCCAATTTCTTATAAGTTACACCTGACTTCTCACCTGTAAACACAGCAACATTACCATTTCCAGCAATCGGTTTGCGGCCCTTCGCAACCTGCTCCCTATTCGGATTTGTCCGCATATTATACGCAGCATCGTGGCTGGTAAAATCCTTATTAACAGAGACACTCGGGCCAAAATGCTCAGACTTCGCTGATAACTGTGCTTTCTGTGTAGGTCTCGCAATATCATCAGGATCATAAATCTTCAGACGTGTAGGTCCATCAGCCGGCGCCGCAGGTCCATACCGACCCCAGTGAACCGTTGTCTCCTTTACTGTTGTGCGCGCAACATCATTCGGATCCCACACCGTAATTGCGGGCGCACTACTAGCATATCCAACAGGTGTTCCTGTTTGGCGGATATTTCCACTTGTTTCCTCACGACGAGTAGGACGGCTAGGATCCGCAAAGTGAACAGTTAGCCCACCTGTATCCGCAGGCACTAAATTCAGACCCATTGTTCTTTCTCCTGTAGCAGACCGCTCATTCGGCCGCATTTCAATTGAAGAGCGTCCATAATCAGCTTCAGGCGCATCAGGGTCATTTGTAGTGTATCCTGTCGCATCCGCATTACGATATCCAGCACCACCATATTGCTGGGCCATGGGTGTACGATAAGATCCAACAACATAGGAGTCACCAAATGCTTGCGATGCGCCAGGGCCCACATATTCAACTGATGTTTCAGGGCGAGCCTGCTGCTTCATCACCTGAACAGGGCGAACTGCTTCCTTCTGTATATCCTGTGCGAATGCGCCTACAAATCGTTCACCTGACTCGTCAATAAAAAAACCATCAGGGCGATATTTACGAACTTCACCAGTGCTATTCGCAGAATTACTTATAAAGCTTACACCAGGAATTACAGGCTTATCATATGTGAGCTTAGGCTTATCAGCAGTGCGCAGATCATCTGTACGCTTAATACTGCGCATCATTGTCTCATTTACCTCATACTGCTGAAAACCTCCTTTACCTGTACTACCAAATCCTTCTTTAACAGCAGGGGCTACACGCACAGGTTCAAATGGCTTCTCGCCAGAGCGATTACGAGGTGTCTCAATACGAGTTTGTACAAATTCTGTATTGTTCTCCATTCCAACAGGGTTTCCATAAGGGGTCTGGGCCGTATTAAACATTGTCTCAACCTCCTTTTTCGCAATATTCGTAGTTCCAGCACCTGTGAATGAATCGAGGATGCTTGTATTTGTATTCGGACCCACATTCTGACGAACCTGACCACCAAAGAATGGTGTCATATTATTATGAGTAAAATCAGTAGATGCGATTGTTGCTCCAGAAAGAGGACTTACTATAAAGTTTTCAGTTAGATATGAAGAATTATATTCACTACCAGCCGCATTTAATTTAACCTGTGACGTGGCTGTATCAATTGCTTGAGGAGAAGGCGAAGCTCCATAATCCTGCTTTTTCGGCATCTGTGTAGCATATCCAAACGCACTTCCTTGAGGTCCGGGATTGACTTCACTTGGATAGATAGTTCCACCAGGTGTTTTGTACATTAAATCAAGTTCCTGGTGTGCGCCCTTTGCTGAACCACCTTTAATCATTGTTGTCAACGGTGTTGTTAAGGGTGTATCGACAAATGCTTCTCCTAATGAAAACTTCTTTGTTGACTTCTTCTTCATAGAAATAGGAGCATCGTCTTGTGAAGGATTACTTAATTTTGCAACAGTCAGTCCCAATCCTAAAAGTCCTGCTAGAGCTACGTACTCCATACTAACGCGGGTTATGAAATTTAAGCACACAAAATATACCTAAAATAATTAAGCTCAAAGAGTTTTATTATTTAAGATAAATATCCATATCAATGCGTCTTATAGATTTCCTTGTCGATTGAACGGGAAGGAATGAAGAAATCGAATGGTGTTTCAAATGCTAGCTGCGGATTATGGGGAAGAGGTTGCCATCTATTCCATCCTGTTGCGCGAAGAGTACATGGGGGGTTATAAATGCGATTGAAAAGAAGTGGAAAGCTCTCGTCGGGAGCAGCTTCAAGAGGCATGTGATTAAATTTATTTGTTGATGGCTGGTAAGATGCTGTATTATCACGAACACGAGTACCAAGCCTATTAATATTCTTAAGATCAGACTCAACATCTGTTTTCCATTGCGCACTTACCCAGCTTGCTCCATTTTTCTGAATGCGTGTCGTAGCATCTACAGGAAATGAGGTAGGACAATTAATACCGGGAGCATTCAGATAATACTGAAGAGAATATCCTGTAATTCTCATATCATCTGCTTGACGAAAATTATCATTTCGTAAACGGGTAAGAGATTGTTGTTTTACAGATGCGCGCTCATCATTCATCTTCTTCTACCGGTGAGACTTAAATTTAACGAAGATACTTATTTTTTTTTTGCTTTCGTGTACATTTTGGAGACTTCAAACTATATGCCCAAAATGGCACAGCTAACCGCGAACTTTTTGAAGCAGCATTCGAACGGCGTATAATAGGAGCAATAACTTCTCTTGTTATACGTTTTGTTATACGTTTTCTTCTGGTAACTACCATTCTCTACCGTGGTATCTCTATTTTAAGGTAACTCAAAACTTTTCAGGGTTCTGGCACGCTTCTTTCTTAAAAGGTAGCGGCGCAAATGTAGCAGGATACGCCCATAATTGATAGCTAGGTAAGTGCGTCGGTTGAATATTAATTTGAAGAGGTGTTGTGTATTTAGCATTCTTTCTCTCGATGCTACTTTGTGCTATATGGAGCGGCTGGTGTTGACGCGCATTGCTACGAGTTGTCGGCCGTGTAATACCGCGTAGATCAGATTCCAGATCTACAATATTTCCCTTAATGCCGGATACTTCATTACCACCGACAAGACCAAGAATATGACGGGCACTTTTTACATGCTGAACGGAATACTCACCATACTCATACGATTGAGGATTTTCATCTTTCTCAGTTTGCGTTTTCATAGCGGGTTTTTCAAATGCTTCCTGATATGAGCTCATTCTACCCTAGTATCTCTAATTTAACGAAGCTTTTGAGCTTCGTTAAATTAGAGATATGACGGATTAATAGTCGTTTGACATTTTAAGTCACGACGTTACGATCTTAGCAATTCACATCACGAATATAAGAGCGACTGGGAAGACCACCACGAACCCATCCGGCATTAGCATCTTCTGTGATGAGGTTCTTGGTATTCTGAATGTTATTCTTGACACTCGGAATGAGCGGAATAAATACTTGATCAAACTGCTGTTCCGTTACAGTGCCAGCTTCCTTTCCTTGACGAACCTGCTCACTGTGCATTAGAACACTCTCTACATCAGGATTTCCACGACCGCCTCCCATAAACGGTACAGTTAAGAAGGGACGAGCCTGAGGGCGAATATTACACCGATTATTCTTAAATTCAGGTTGATTGCGGAGTACGGAATCAGCATCGATGGCCTTATTATTAAAGCCATATCCCTCACGCGGATAGACAATCAGATTATCCACAGCTAGCGGATTAACTTCACGCGCAGACGGCACCAGGTTTGTAGTATAATACTTTCCTGCCGTAAGTGATTGCGTGTAATACTGCTGAATTCCAGAATTATCATCCTTCGTGTGTGTTGAGCGGTTTACTTGGAACATCTACTCTGCCTACCGGTGAGACTTAAATTTAACGAAGCCACAACATTATCACCAAATTAGTCGTGGCTTCGTTAAATAAATGTCCAACCACAGTAGACTAGATAAATGACGCTACTCGCTCAAAAGTTTTGCCGATGTATAAAAAAAGTCAGCAAAACTTTAAAAGTTAAAAAATCAGATCGTGAGGGTGTAGCAATTGCGATTTGTACAAAAACGATGCTTCAAGATCGTAGGAAGAAAACACTCAAACGTATTCGCTGTAAGCGAAAGGCTGTTCTTGAAACACAACCTCTTCTTAGCGCTCAACATTGAACCATGGCGGCGTACCTCCATCTGTTCCGGGAAGACATAGACCACCTTCTTTACAGGTCTTACCAGGTATCTTATATAGCCAATTTTGGTAAGAATCTTGATCATTCGGTATTGTTGTACTCGGCATTGTTATAAATTGACGCTGGCTCTGAGAGCGGCCAAACACATCCGTAGGATCACTTGTGAACTCAACACGAAAAAAATCATCAAGCGTGAGCTTCACATCTTTTGTATCAATATTTGCTGCAGCAGGACGTTTCGGATTATATTTAATCTCGTCAAGAAGGACATTCATAAAAGGATTGCGGTCTGTCGGATACGTTACTTTTGCTGGAGTTTCAACCTGCGCATCTAAAAAAACAGTAGGTTGAAATCCTTCAGTAGGAGATCCATATTCACGTGTAACTCTGCCGTAAGCAATAAAAGATGGAGAAAGTAAGACGGTTACAAGAGCTAAAAGATAAGCAGAATATACAAATGTTCCATAGTATGAAAAAAGTATGGCCGAAAGGAAAATAGCAAAGCTGTACCAGCAAACAATTGTATTTACTAAATCACTTACACACGGGTTACGCGGCGGTATAACAGTAGCAAAAGCATTTGGTATTGAACCAATATCTTCCCAGATATAAGGATCGCATAGTGTTTTTGTCATTGTTCGCACTCTACTACCGGTAAGACTTAAAATTAACGAAGCTCAAAGAGCTTTGTTAAATTAGTCGTAGGACATTTATTTTAACGAAACTTTAGTTTCGTTAAAATAAAGTCACGACGTTAAATTAGTCGTAGGACATTTATTTTAACGAAACTTTAGTTTCGTTAAAATAAAGTCACGACGTTACTTCTTCTTTCTCGCATCTAACTTCTTGCGCAGCCTTGCTCTAGCAAGTGCTAAACGTCCTTCACCATCATGTCCTGTCTTCCGTGCCGCTTCAGGCTCTTCGAAAGAAAAAGACTTGCGGAAGCTTTCAAGCATTTCAACAAATTCAGGATTGGCCTGAAATTCCTTAATGAGTTCTTCAGCCTCGGCCGCCAGATCTTGCGGCTTGAGTTCGCCACTCTGTATTTTTGTCTGAAGCTTCTTCGCAACACGCATCATCACCTTTTGTAAGTTTTGAGGGTTCTCAGAAGAAGCAGACATGAGAATTTCAAAAGCGCGTGTCGGATCTGTCTCACACGCCGCAATATCAGCTGCGCTCATGCCAAAATCTTCAGGCTTGAATTCTTTCACCATGTCTTCAGCAAGTTTCGCAAGCTTTCCCTTTAAGAATTTCTCAGGAAGAGGCGGTAGTGTAGATCCCTGACCTCCAAACATTGTTGTAAACTTATCAGCCATTGATTTGAAGTCGAGGCGGTCCATACGACTACGCATGTCGCGCATGATTGAATCTACCCACTCTTGTGATACACCAGCATCTGCTCCGCTCAGATCAATACTCATAAAAACACATGATATATCGAGAATACGTAAATATTCTAAGACAGCCTTCTTACTAGCATCAGATAGAGCTGCCCATACAGCATCCTTAATTGTCACATTCGGAAGTACTCGACCGGGATTAACAGTGAGACTGCGCGTAACCTTTTTCAAGACTTCATTCTTATATGCGCGTTCACGCTCGTCGGGCGAAAGTTCTTTCGCAATTTCAATATCTGCTGAGTACTCGGGGCAGGCACCCACAAGATCATCGCAGAATTCAGTGTACTTCTTATTGAAGATTGACTCGCTCATCTACTGCTCCTATAGAGCATTTCTTTACATTATCTAGCGCATTTTTAAAAGAATGTTTCACAGATTTAGTGCTTTTTCACATAGAACACAAAGAACTTTCAGATACTTCCAAATGATCTCCTTATTCGCATCAGTAAGTGAAGGCCAATACCTTTCAAACATTATCAGCGCAATTGACATTTCATTATACTGAGACGTAATTATCTGTTTTGCATAAGCAATTACAACTTCTTCATCTTCGCGCTTAATCGATTCGCCTACAGGCTTATAAACATGATTATGGAATAGTTCTAAGATCATTTTTGGATTAATCTTTTTAAGACCATGAATAGCCTCAAGTGCCATCTTAATATCACGCTCTTCAGGAAATGTTTCTGCGAGCTGTTCAAAGAACCTGATAAGCTGGGTATTAAAAGCACCAAGAAACGACATCTCACTATGCTAGAATATCAATAATTCTTTAGAATGTTACCGAACAAATCAATTTTTTAATTTCGTTACTGTCTCGGCATTCCCTTGGGTATACCATCTTCTCTAGATTTCTGATATACCTCCATTTGCTTATCGAATATCTCTTCCTTCTTTGATCGTGATCGACTTGACTGCGCAGTAGCAGCACCACCTCCACCACCCCCACCGGGAAACTCCTGCGCAGTGCGATCTCCTGTTGAAGCAGCACCACCTAAAAATGAAAATGTACCAGGAATTGTTAATCCTCCTTCGCCTCCTGTAGATGTATCTGATGTATTGAAACTATAGCCAAATGATCTGTTAAAACTTGTATTCTCAAACATATTCCATCCTGACGGCTCTCCTCCGGGAGTTCCATCAGGCGAAGCTGCTTGCTTTGATGTTGTAGTCGCAGCCTCTGCCATTTTTCTCTCGTAAAGCCAATTCATTACATCACCGCCTGTCCGAGGCTCAGGTTCCCCAGCAATAACAAGGGTAGGAACCTTTTTCAGCCATTCAGGTAACTTGGGCCTCTGCGGAGAAGGGTCTACGCAGATAAAACGAAATTCACCCTTCCAAGGTGTCGGGGCTAGCTCCTGAAGAAAGGCTTTTGACCATTGGCAGCGATTGCTATAAAAGCAAATATTGGTAGCCTGCTTCTGGCTCATTAAACCTTCTTGAGAAGCAAAGCGTAACAACTCCTCCGCAAAATTGAGTGCTTTGAAGCAGATGGAGAAGCAAGTAGAAACATCGATGGCATCAAAACGTCCTTCTTCGAAGATCCGTGTTGTTGCTAAGCTACCTGATGCTACATCTGGGTCGCCCTTCCAAAACTTGAATAAGGTCGGCGCGAATACTCTTCAGTTTACTCTTACACCCACTCATGTGTCATATGCGAATACACTACGGCGTGCTGTTTTGACGATGGTTGAAACAATCGCGTTCAACGCTGATATCGAAGATACAACTGGAAAGACTACAGATGTGCTTATTACAAAGAATAGTACGCCCATGAGCAATGAGATGCTGGCTCATCGCATTGGTCTTCTGCCTATTCAGGTAAAGAAGCCCCTTCTTTGGAAGCCGGATGAGTATACATTCACTATTAGTGCTAAGAATGACACGAGCGACTCAATGGATATTACGGCCGATTCTATTACTGTAAAGCGTGTTGTAGGGCCCGACGAGGAACCGCAGCTAGTTCCGTCGCGTCAGTTCTTCTACCCCCATCCGATCACAGGTGATACTCCACTTCTTACAGTGTTGAAGGGGAAGGTCGGTGTACAGAAGCCTGAAGAGTTTGAGTGCGTAATGACGGCACGAATTGGAACTGGGCGTCAGAATGCTCGCTATATTCCTGTAAGCCAGTGTTCGTATAAGTATACACCTGATAAGGATGAGGCGAGACTGAAGGAGGTATTTACAAACTGGCTTATGTCAAGTAAGAAGGTAAATTCGGCCGATCTTGATACAAATCCGACGCGCAAGGGCGAGCTTGAACGTGAGTTTGCGACTATGGAAGTCGCACGCTGTTTCTTGGAGGAGAATGGCGAGCCTTATAGCTTTGATTTTACGATTGAGAGTATTGGTGTATTGACGCCCGAGACTATTCTCGCACGCGCACTTGATGTTCTTCAGGCCCGCTGTTTGCGGTATGCTTCGATCAATGTGGGTGATCTCCCCGATAACCTACGTATTGTTCCGAGCAACACGATTAGTGGAAATGCGTTCGACTTCCTCTTCGCACAGGAAGATCATACTCTTGGAAATCTGTTTCAGACTTGGATTGAACAGAACCTAATGAATGCGGGTCCAGGCGCAGAGGCTGAAATTAGTTTCGTTGGTTACAAGGTTCCTCACCCTCTTCGCGATGAAATGGTACTCACGGTTGGTGTTGAGAAGGATGGGCAGCAGGTGACTGGGCGCGCAGCTGTGGCTCGCGCGGCAAAGGGGTGCGCTGATATGTTCATGCGTTGGCGCGCTGCGCTTGAGCCTTATGTGAAGGTATAAAATATAACTCTCACCTGTAACGGTGAGTCTTTAATTTAACGAAGCTCGAAGAGCTTCGTTAAATTAAAGATCCATCACCAAATTAGTCGTAGGACATTTATTTTAACGAAACTTTAGTTTCGTTAAAATAAAGTCCTACGACGTTAGTAGATATGCCTACTTTATACACAGGTAAACCTCCGAGCGGAAAACATCGGTCTTTTTCACGTAAACAGACCCCTATAATTGCGTCTCTTAAAACACGAAATACGTTAAAAGCTAATAAGGCTACTCTTAATGCGAAAGCTGCTCTTAATGCGCAGGCCGCGTCAAAAGCTGAGAAAGCGGCTATAAATGCGGCTATTCAGAAAGAGCATGCGGCCTCAAAAGCTGAGAAAGCTCGTATTAACGAGCAAATCAGGAGAAATAATATTAATAGAAAAGCTGCTATTAATGCGGCTATTAAAAAAGAACAGACTGCGTCTAATTCTAAGACGGGTGGTAATAAAACAAGACGCGCGCGCAAATGATGACGTTAAGTCTCACCGCAGAAGAAGTGCTTGCTCCCAGAGAGGAAGCGCGTTAATAAGATCAATCGCGTCCTGTACACGAACCGTCTTCTTCTGCTCCCTCAGATGTGCTAGATAGTGAGCATGAAGCTTGAAGACAACCGTCTTAATAGGCTGTTTAATATCAGCGAGTGTCTTCTCATGTGACTTATGAACACTTACATACGCATCATAAATCTCCCGCGTCTTAGCTCGAAGCGCAGTCTCAAACTCCCAGAAGATCTGGCGCTCTTCCGAGTAATGCTTCAGATAGTCTGTAATTGCGCCCGCAGCACGAAGACGAAGAAAGCGATCAATGGCCTTAGCATCATTTCCCCGAAGCCCACGCAGATACATATAAGTTGAACTGCGCATACGCCAACGATTACCTTCACTGTCTCGGAAGATTAGACCTTGCCACCGCCATCCATGCTTCATCGCCTCCGTTCGCAATAGCTCATTTGCTTCCTTATCTGTCTGGAATACAATTGGCTTCCTCTCAAGAAGAGATGTGATTTCAACAAGTCCATCAGGATATATGCGTCCACTCTCTACATGATGTACAGTTGGAGCGCTAACAACTGTAACAACCCTATTTTCAGGATGCTGAAGAACACTGCTAACATACATCGCAGGAACATCTTCTGACGTCTTCATAGTCCAATTGTCAATCTGTACAATCTCATTAAAGAGTGTCTTGAATGACTTATCACTATAGAAAGATCCAGAAGCATCATACTGTGAACGCGTTGTTACATGAACCTTGGGATCTCCAAAACACGCAAATCCATTTATCATAACACCATCGTGAAACTCCTCCATAAAGAGTGGCGTAGACGTTGGCGGAAAACCAGAACTCGCCTTCCTCGGTGCTATACATACAGGAAGATGCTTCTCCTTGTGCCAAACAACTGATCTTAGCCAGTGACTATCTTCCACCAGTTCAAGATTAGTTTCACCCTTCTTGTAGCGAATGATAGCAAAAGGTGTATTCTCGCAATCCCGGACACTAAACTTTCCACCTTCCTCTGATGTAAGATAAGTCTTCAGAGCCTCCCATGTAGGATACAACTCGCGCAAATTCTTAAAGACTGTAAGGCGAAACGACATTTCTTGATTGTTTTTTATGTGACGGTCGTATCCGTCAATTTTTCTCTAATTTTAAGTCTTACTGGTGAATAGGGTTCACATGAGTGTTGAAGAAGAAGAAATAGGCTTTGAACTTGGTGATCGTGTATATATTGCCGCATCTGGTCCACTTGATGGCCTCCGCGGCAGGATTTATTATTTAGACGAGACACTTATTCGCATTTTACCTGATGGAACATTTCACAGACTTGAATCAATCCCAGTTGTTGATGGTGATTTTGACCCCACACTTGAAATTACAAGCGCATATATTATAAAAAAGCGCGTATCTCCTGCTTTTGTTATTCAGCATGATTTTCAAGTGGGCTATCTCTTAGAAACTATCAAAGAGGATGGTGAAATGGGTATACCTTATAAGATCAAAACAATCAACGAGGAAGAGGACAGTGTTGTTCTCGAGGACCCATCAGGTGCTGAAAAAACAGTGACATTTGGATACATTGGAATTCCTCAGGAAGAGGACTTCATTATTGTGCGTGTAAGACAGCCTCCCGAAAGTATAGCGGAAAATAACGCAGCTGAAGCACCTGCGCAGCTTGCTCCACTCAGCGAAGAAGAGCAAGAGGGACTAGAGATTTTAGACTCACTGGAAGTTCCTGAGATATTTGAAGTACGAGAGATTTATGCGACCCAGCGTTTCTATCCTGATATTGTTCAGCGAAATGACATGCTTCAGGATTTATTATCTGGATTAAGTATCAAACAACAAAAAAATCCCCAAAAACAATCTGAAATACGGAAACTTGTTGAATCCATGATACTGCTCAGAAATCAATTTGTATCGTACACAAAATCTGGCGAACCATCGGATGAACCTATCAAGACATATTATACCACGCTCAGCGAACTTTTAGAATCAGGCACAGTACCTCTTTCACGTAATGTAGTAAACGCAAAACGTGTGGTTTATCTGGATCATTCTAAGAAACATATAACTGGAGATGGAACTGAAGTAGATCCTAATACAAGTTTCTATAAGTCTGTTGATGTAGAATATCTCAGTGATGTAGTTATAGCTTCAAATGAATATTATGAAACCCAGATCGGCGGAATTCAATCTCAAATCGCGGATGGGGGTGTTCTTCCTAACTGGTTTTTAAGTTGGGAAGGATATTTTTCACGTTATCTCCAGTCTTGGACGTCAGGAGGTGATCTTCGCAAACCTTTGTCAATTGATACTGAATTTTTTCGTGCGCCTATACCTGATATGAGAGAAAAAAATGTGGAGGGTCTTTCTGATCTAGAGTATAATACTAGCTCAGGTATTGATTTAGTTAGCGTGGGAGATATCAAGAAAATATATATCAGTTTGCTTCGTGGTCTAGGTCCTCGCATGGGACGCATGAAAGAAAAGGAGGCGCCGAGAGTTATTGAATCAGCCGAATCACTGTCAACTGAAAGCTATATTCTATTTCCTCTGAAGTATGAAAGAGAGTTGGGCTCAATTCGCTCTGGAAAACTTGCTGTCGATATGGGCAAAGGATTAACACCTGCTTGGAATATGGCTGAAATTCTATATATACAGCCTATCTCAGATATTCCCAGTGCTGGAACAATTTTTAATGTAACTCGTGCTTCGCTTGGAAACATAACACTCGAAGACTGGCTCATTGGGCAACCTCTTGAATCAAAGGGAATGGGAGACATTCTGAATAAGCTCACATCATTTGGATTAGCAACAAAAGAATTAAACATGGATCAAATGAAAGTTATTACAGATAAAATAAACAAATACCGCGCTCTTGTTTATAAGACTATACAGGATACAAATGATAAATCAAAAACAGAACTTGAGGGTATTGTTCTTCAGAATAATCCTCTTCTGTTACCTGAAATTGTTCAAGATCGTGTAAACACATTTCTTGGAGAACCCTCATTCCAAAAAGCTATTCAGGAATTTCAGTCAAGATTTCCCACCTATCGTGAAAATGATATTGCGTTATTCGCATATCTTTTTACAGTAATGTATGACTTTACATTTGCGGTTCTCGCAGGAGAACCACTCACTCTTCAGAGAGAAATTCGCAGAAAAGCACGTGAGACCTTCTTAAGACGTTTATCTGAAAGTGCGCGCCTTTTAGAAAAGAATTCGAAGAAAGTTCTAACAATTTCCGAATTAGTAACTGTACCAAAATCCCATCTGAAAGAATATAGCGATGAAGATCTTCGCCGTGTAAATCCGTGTGTACACGTAAATTCTCTTACACTGATACGCAAAATAAAAGACATTAGTCTTCGTATGAGAGCACTTTTAGAATTTCTAACCAGATTTGGTGGCGAAAAGAAGGATAATTGGATACATTGTAGAGTATGTAGCGAGAAAGCACTCTGTATGCACGAACGTCTTCTTCTTCAGGAATTCATGAACCCTCAAGACAAGGATATGCTTCACAAGGACCTTCTTCTAACATTTAGCCATAGTCAGTTTCATGGTCAATTTAGCTGTTCAAATTGTGGACAGAGCATTGCAGCAATAGACTATGATAATAGTTTAGAATATGATGATGCGGGTAATCCCATGTCAGGTCGTGCTGAACTTGTAGATAAGGACGCAATTACTCAAGATCAGATTGATCAGGCTCTTGGAGCACCTGTGGGAATAACTGAATTAAAGTTCCCTAGCGAAATTCAGACTGATGTGTATAATACTGCGCGCGCAATTACTAGCCGCATTGGGGTTCAGATTATAGAGGAAGGGTATAGGAAAATAACACAGAGGGTTGAGATTGAAATTGCGAAGTTGCCTACACGTGAAGCATATAAACGGTATCAGAAGGAGAGCAAAGCGAAGGGTCTCGGCACACGCGACTATGATGTTCTTAGAAGCCAAGTTCTTGTAACATCTACTGCGGCGTATCTCTTAGTTGAACTTCAAACTGGAATTCCTTCTTATACAACGCGCTATAGATTACCTGGCTGTGCTAAAGTTGGATTTTCAGGATACCCCACGGGGCCGAAAGAACAAACAGTTGGCATTGATTATATCTCCTGCGCAATTGCTGGTATTTCAGATAATGTTGCGCCCTGGAATTTAACTGGATTTTTAAAAGAAAAAAGTATAACAAAACGTCAGGTTGAAATTACTAAACTTGTGCTTACATCTGCTGGAAACGCATTGAAAAATTCAAGTGTTCAACATGATATGGCTCTTAAGAAGGAATATGTTGAAAAACTAGGCCTAGTTATTCAGGACGAGGGACTTGTAGAAGCAATTCCCAGTGGATTTGTTCCTGAACAGGGTGTTCCTGATCAGGTTGTAGTTCCCGCGGCTGCAAGCGAAAGAGAGAAGGGGCGTAGCTGGATATTACTTGCGAATGATATTGCTAAGCAAACTACCGCGCTAAGTACAGGATCTCCTTATAGCGAAGCCACCTGCTGTTTCCATCCTCTTCAAACACCCATCTCATTCTGGAATGAAAAACAGGCTGAACTTCCTCAACTTGTGGATTCAAAAGAGAGCATGGGCGGACGAGGGAGCCATTTAGCAGTTCATTATGTAACACGCAAAGTGGATCGTGTAAATGTAGTCGCACCTGACTCCATTTTATATCGCGTTTTCTTACAAGTCTGTTTCGAAGGACCTAGACGCGGTCTTCCTCACGAGCCAGGATATGATTACTTGTGCGCCCACTGCGGATTTCAGTTTCCTCGCAGTAATGAAATACTTACATCTGAAGAGGGTCTCTTAGCACTTGAAAGTCAAAAGGTTGATACATCACGCGATAAGTTTCAAGACTTATTAGATGAGACACACAATCGGTATTCGGTTGCGCCAACACCTTCTGTAAATTTACTATCTGGTATCAGTCTTATGGAGATGTTACGTGATATGAAGCCGGCACCATTTGAGAAATGGCCAGTTGTGATTGCAAATACAATTCTTACAGTACAATCATTTTCCAATGAAAAATCTCCCGATGAAACGGACATTGCGACTGCGTATGGGCCACTTTCAAACTTGGCTGAGGAGTTTAAGCAAGAACTGGTTGAACGGTTAGGTCAGGAAAATACTCGCATAGTTGAAAAACTTATATCACAATCACCATCGGCTCTTGTTCAAAGTCTCCAGACTTATTTTTTAATACCATTTCAACGTCTACGATCTGGATTTCATTCAGACACACTCCAAGTTCAGAAAAATTATGAGCTTGGAGAAGGAACTGAAGACGACATACATCTGATCTTGCAAAATCATTTAGCATTTATGAATGAACTGAAAAAGAAAATGACTGGATTTACAAAAAATAAGATTGAAGAAGCTAGAAAAAAGTTAGTAATCTGTATTTCAACTCTTCAGAATTATATTAGAACACCTCTTTTACCTGGTGGAGCAATTGGTCTTCCTTATCTTGTTCAAGCAATGGTTCTAGGTATTTTTGCTGAGTGTGCTGATCCTAATCTTGTTCCAGAGGGTAAACAAACGGATACAATGGATGCGAGAAGCACCCTCGCTATTCTATCTATTTGCTTAGGGCGATTTAAGATAGAGGGTTTAAATTTTACACAGGATGAATTACGCTCAATGATAGCAAGACGTGATGAAGTTGAAAAAATGCGTATCATTAGCAAGTTTGACAGGATGACCCCTGAAGAAAAAGCAGCTGAACTCATCAACAAGAGATTAGGTCTTGGAACATGGGCAATCGGTGGAACTGACGCAGTTTATAAATACAACAGTGCTCAATATGAAAGAGAGAGAATTGAGCGTGGTGAGATGGTAGGATTAGTAGAGGGTGCAGTCGCCGATACTGGTGCGGAAGAAGGATATTCTAATGAACAGGTGGGCGAAGATGATTACTAACTGCGGTGTACCATTTATACATATCATTCTCTCGATATGTCTCAAAGATATGTTCTAGCGCAGCCTCCTTCTCAGGCGAAAGAACTTTGAGCGCGCGAAAGATAGGAAATAGTGCTCTAAGCTTAGTCTGTAGAAGAGCCATTAATGCGTCTGGATCTTCATCTGTCGCATTCTCAGTTTTCTTAATATTTCTGCGATACATCAGATGAAGCCCATCTAGAATTTCTATATATTCTTTGTGGAAATAGGTAAGGATTAACTTATCTGTCCTCTCTGACATTCCAATAACCTTCTTAAGTTCAATAGGCGTATAGAGTGTAAAGTTGAAGAAATCACCATCTTTATCATAAATAGGCTTGTATTTAGTCATGTTTGTCATACAATGACATGCTTCCCCATATGTAATATCAAAGAGAATTTTCTTCTTGAAAAGGCTCTTTTCTAGTATCTGTTTATATACATTGGTTCGAGTTTCATTTAACTCACGCCCTGTGAATTCCTGAACAACAAGCTGAGCATTTATCTTCAAGATACTTTCTGTTAGATCTTTGAGAAATATATCAGTAGAGGGTGTATGATCGAAATACTCTGGGCTAATGACAATTTCAATACGCTCATTTGACCACACCCAGTAGCTTTCTTTTTCTTCCTTCAGTGAAAGTCCTAGATGCTTGAGATCGAAATACGTTTTCATAGCATCCAGTTTAAACTGCGGATCAAAGTGAATAATTCGCAGAGTTTTTCTTGTATCTTGTAGAAGGTCTAGAATAAAGACAGGTAGTACTTGATCCCAAACCGCATCTATCTTATCAGGTGGATCATGAGGTGCTGAGCCAATTCCCAGATAGGTGAACTCCTTTGGATAGTTTGAACAACGGTCCAATAGATAGTTCATTTAATGTTGGTTGTGAGGGTTGTGATGGTTCAATTTTAATAAAATTGAAATATACTTTCACACATAAATGCGCATGGCAGACTTCACTCATGAGTTCTTTGAAGAGGCTTCGGCCGAATTTATGAGAGGTAAACTTCGCCAAGGACATATGATTTATTATAAGTGTAAGAACTGTAAAAAGAAGGCTGTACAGGACGTATTTGCGGATGAATACTTATGTAAGTATCATACACGATCTAAGAAACAGGTACCAAATAAAGTAGATGAACTCCCAAAACCCCGCCGAAGCGTCAGGCTTAGCAAAACCCAAGGATAGTATCGTTGAAGCAGTTGTAACGTCGTGACTTTATTTTAACGAAGCTTTAGCTTCGTTAAAATAAATGTCAAACGACTATTAATCCGTCAAATCTCTAATTTAACGAAGCTTTTTGAGCTTCGTTAAATTAGAGATTTGACGGTACAGAAGTTTTTACAGCGATCTGAGTTTGGTATTAAGAAGTATGGTGTTACACTTGATCGCACGGATCTTGGCTTGAAAGATTGGATCCAACATACGCAAGAAGAACTGATGGACGCAATTCTCTATTTAGAAAAACTAAAGCACAGTACAGAATGAGGGTTCTTCTCTATAGTGCTCTTTTATATTTATCAGGTGTTGTACTTATTTTATTCTTGAAACCTAAAATCATGTTTAATGAAGATGGTTCATGGAAAGAGTTTGGACTTACTAACTCTGCAAAATATACTTGGTTTCCGGTCTGGCTTTTTTGTATCGTCTGGGCTCTTATAAGTTTTAGTATAGTCAAGCTAAGTCTATCTGATCTTCCGACACCTGTATCAACAGTAAAGAAAAATTTGAAACCTGGTTATTACGTAATTAATCATGAAAAGCAAACATCTGACGGTGTTCCGCGTTATGTTTATATAGGTGAGGAGGCACCTGAGTAAGATCATACGATCGTATAGCCATAAATTATGTCTCACTGGTAATCAAAGAGATGGAAACACCCTATGATTCTAAAACTGCTGGACAAATTCAGAGTTTCTACAAATTACAGCACAAGAAGCCAACTCAATATCGCAAGGGAGATGATGGATCACTTAATATTTATAGCAAATCAGGTGAACTCGAGGCTACAATTGTAACGAAGAACTATCGGCCAATTGGCGTAGAAGAGCGCAATGAGATGGAAACAGCTCGGATTGAAAAACTGGCGGCTCTAGATCTTCTCTATGAAACTGAACGCCGAGGACTGTTGACGGCTTACGCTGATTACAAAAATACAGGAAATAGTTCGGCCGTTGTACTTGCGAATGAGAAAGTGAAGGCTATTGAACTTCAGCGCGTAAATGCGCGATCTGCTATTCGCAGTGTAAAACAAATTCCCATTCCGAAGACAAATGAAATCTTATTCGATGAGCCTTATGAAATGCGCAAACTCTTTGGATCTCATAATATGTTTGGCAAACATGATATTTTAAAAGACGGGATCTTTGTTCTTGAGCGTCGTAACTTTACGGCCTCACAGTTTTATGGGCGATATGAAACAGCGGCTCAAGAGGCTGAGGGGAAAACAGATGAAGATGTTGGTGGAGGTACAGAAGGAACTGCGTCTATTCGTCTTACAACGGGTATCATGGCGCGTCTATTCTTTCAACCTGAAGACCCGCAGAATGGTATTCTTAGCCCCATGTGGCCTGTTGATTTTGTCCATAAAGAAACACGCTACGCGTCTGCTTTCCAAGCATATGAAGCTTTACGTATGGAGGAACAAGGCCAAGCAGATGTACGTACTAAAATATTAAATACACGTTCAGTGCGTACAATTGGAATTTTGACACGCAAATTTCAGACACCTGCTAAAAATTCTCAAGCAGCGTGGACTGCGGTTCTAACAGATGTATATGCGCAACACCCTGAGCTTGTAGAGAAGCTACTTGCGACTGGTCAAGACACCCTCGTGTATACAGATCCCACTGTAGGCGGCGGCGGTGTTGGTTTAAGTTCAGATAATAAGAAGGTTCTTGATCCTGCGAACTGGCGTTCTCAGAATGTAGTTGGAAAAGTTCTTGAATCTATACGCGCATCTTCACGTGAGGCTAGCGCGGCTAGCGCGGCTGGGGCGGCAGATGTTGCGCCGCCGCCTGAAGCGAAGGAAGCAGTGATTTCTAAAGAACAACAGGATGCTGCGAAGAGGGGTGCTATTATAAATGGCCGTCGGCGCTGATGCCGTAAGGGTATTACTGTAAGGGGTATTACTGTAAGGGGTATTACTGTAAAGGGTATTGCTTCAGCGCACCTTCATTTTCATCACAGTTAACTTCTTTACTCGTATAACGATAACAAACTCCATTTTTATCTTTATATGTTCTACTATCTACATTTGAAGGGTGAGGATATTTCATTATTGTCACCGGTTCAGACTTGAAGAAAAACAACACAAATGTGCCGATTAGAATACCAACAAGAAAAGGCAATAGTGTGAAGTGTTTAAACATATCTCTTAAAAGCAGAGAAAAGATGTTTGAGTTCTTAAAATCAAAGAGCTTTAATGTTGCTTTCAGTTTTTTAATTGGATTTGGAATTATGGCTCTATTACGGCCCATATGCTACGGATCAGACTGTACTTTACAAAGAGCTCCCCCGCTTGAAGAAATCAATAAGACGACTTATCAACTGGGTTCAAAATGTTATCAATTTCGGAGTGTGACAGTTGGATGTGAAAAAGCAGCTGATGGCGTTTTCATTGAATCATTTAACGTGCGCAGAAGTTAAATCTAGAAAATCACTTTCTAAGTGAGAACTATGAGTTCAGCAGGAACATTAATTAGCGATCTAGATACTTCACCGCAGTTAGATGGAGATGGAGATCTCATTAGTAAGATCATGGCAGATATGAATAGTGAGCCTTCCCCTCCGGCACATGTTCCCTCTGGTGGAATGATTTCTTCACCAAATCCTAATTCAACACTTCAGCATACAATGGATACCGCACCCGCAACTGCGCATCTTATTGGTCATGCTCACCCTACGAATGCTGATTTCCAAGCATCTCTAGAGCCACGTGGTCTTCCGTCTGCTTCAAGCGCAGCCTCATGGAACTCAGAGAAGCGGGTTGCTCCTATGAAGAAGCCTATTAGAACGTCGTGGTGGACTAAAATATTTGCTGAATTGAAAGTCCCTCTTCTTGTAAGCTTTATGGTTTTCTTATTTAGTTTACCGATTATAAATATTGTAATTGGAACCTATATTCCCTCTTTTGTGAAAGCAACTGGTGAATTAACAATACTTGGTCTTCTTGTAAAATCATTAATAGCAGGTATTACATTCTGGATTTTACAACGTGTTGTTGTTCCACTTTTATCTTTATAAAATAAAGATACCACAGTAATATAGATGGTTCAAATAAAGCAAAAGGGAATTCTTATACTCGTAGTTCTGCTATCCATATATAATATGCTATATATGCCGACACAAACATCTATTCTAACACTTGTCGGTTCAGCTGTTCTCTACGGCTTAACTCGTAATCTTATGGTTCCTGCTTTTGTATTGTTTGTTGCTCCACTGATTGTTTTCTCCGTGAAGATGTACAAGGAAGGATTTCAAAATCCTGTTGTTCCTAAAGTAATAACTGCGACTGTAACGCCTGTACCAACTGCGGCTGTTGCGGCTGTTGCGGCTGTACCGACCACGCCTGTTCAGGAAGAAAATGCTGGAAGTACGCCTGCGCCTGTTACGAATATGAGCAATAGACTTGTTGTAGCAGATGCGCAGGATACATCTATGGGATCAGTTGATGTAAATCCGAAGCCTCAGCGTGCGCTCATTACTGGCGCGGATACATCATCTGTTAAGACTGCGCTAGCGCGTGAATTGCCTACTGCGAACCAGGAAGCAGTTACTCAATCTGTGACTGTTGGCCCTTCATCTGTTTAAATTAGAGATACCATGGTAGAGATGGTATTTAGATCAAGAAATATATGTCCACCTGGTGTATTTTGTATTACACCCGGTATTCTTATTTTATCACTAGTACTTCTGTTTGTAATTGGTAGTGTTGGTTTTCTTTATCTGAAGATGGATGATAAGGTACAACAACAACAGCCACTCCATGTATCAGTTATTGCGCCGCAAGCGCAAACGCAATTACAAGACAGTCGGTATTCTATGGCCCCTCGTCCTCAAAGAATATGGGATATAGCACCTGAAATTCCTACACGTGGTGCGCTTGTACCTCCCGACGGCGGCTATTTATTAAATCAGCGCACTCGTGGCTTTCCTGATTCATATCAATCCATGGGTCTTCTAAAGACAGATGATGGACAGTTATTACCCCTCTATGGTCGCCGCACAGCATCTCGCTCAGATCGGTTTAACTATTACACTCGCACAGATACAAATAATCCTGTTCCTCTTCCTATTCAAATGGGTCGCAGAGATTGCCAAGATGATATTGGGTGTAATGAATTAATGAGCGGTGAAGAAATACAAATTCCTGCTACAGGTCAAAAAGCGCAAGCAACACTCTATCGCTTTGATGGTCCTATGTATGTTCCAGGTCTTATTTAATTTAAGAACGACCCTTAACGTCGTGACTTTATATTAAGTCTCACCGGTAACGTCGTGACTTTATTTTAAGGAAGCTTTTTGAGCTTCCTTAAATTAGAGATTTGACGGTAACGCAGTTCAAAGAGCTTCATTAAAATTAAGTCTTACCGATAGAGATGTGTACGACCGGTACAATTGGATATCCTATACTCGCACCCGATTCTATTACACAGACTATATATGATGGTTTAAGAGACACATTTCCTATTGAATTTAAGTTTAAGGCCCGTAATTCGCTCCCTATTTTTTCAACACCTGCGACGGCTACACTTGATGAACCATCCCAGGGATCTCCTGCTGCTACAATTACATACAATGAACTTATATATACTCTTTCACGCGCACAGATTGTAGCACCATCGAATACAAGTTTTATGCTTACAAATAAATCATCTACAGTTGCTGATTTCGTACTTACATTTCAAACAGACTACGCAATACCTGCTACATCCTCTATACAAAAATATATATTTGTAGTTATTCCGCTTATACAGCAAGATAGTTCGAGCACAGGAGAATCAGCTTATTTTAGAGCACTAAGTGGCCAATCAGTTGATGGACAAGTTAGTTTAGATCAATGTCTTCCTGCGCAAATAAATAGAGAGTTTGTCTGCTATAGTACATGCTTAAATCCCAATCCTGTGCGCGCACTTGTTATGATCTTTCGTAAAGGATGTATGCTGAGTTCAAATACACTAACAAAACTTGGAGCCTCCACATTTGGTATAAGTGGAGGTACTGTGTGGCCAACATTCATTGCGCCAACCGATACTATACTCGCAGGACCAATGAAATTTACGTTAGAACAATTTAACTCATCTGTTGTTGTTAGTACATTAAGTTCAAAAGCATCAACTGGATCAGCAACTACTAGAATAAATAATGTTAACAATTACACATGTGTACCTCTTGATCCAGACCTAGATATTTTGGGAGGAAAACTAACAATTGATACTACAACTGGAAAGACAAAGCCTATGATAGCACTTCTTGATGAACGAGCTGCTATTAGAGATATGGAGAATAGTATATCACCTCTTACACCCAAACAAATTGAAACTATTGTTGGCATTTTTCTTGGAGCCTTAGCAGTTCTTCTCTTTTTTTCAGGTATTGGATTTTTCATGATAAAGAGAGCGGAGGTTGCTGCTGCTGCGAATGCGAAAAATGCGGTAGCAGCAGCATCAGCAATTGCGGCAGTCACGCCGCCAGCTTGGGTTTTTCAACTACCTTCCAGCATTAGTATCGCACTTTTATTCTGCTTAGTTGGAGTTTTTATAGGAACACTTGTACGTTAAGAGGAACTTGTACGTTAAAAGGAACTTGTACGTTAAACAGGAACAGTAGTTACCGGTTCCATACATTCACGTACCATCTCAAGGGTAGGTTCAACGCCCTCCCCAAAACGCCCTTTTAAACTACCAGCAATCTTCATCTTAAGTTGATTGAGTTGAAACTCATTCGCCTTTGGATTATCCTGTTTTACTAATACTTTTACCTTATCCATAAGAGTTAACCATGAACTTTCTGAAATATCTTTGGTAATTGGAACCCAAGGGATACCATCAATCAGATCAAATAAGTTCTCAACATTCTCTCGCGGAATTAAGAAAAAATCACGGGTAGGATTTACTCGTTCACCCATCTTAGTAAGAAGTTTATGAATAGTTATAAGTTTTCCATCAAGAGAAGATACTTGCTTTGCGAACTCAATCTTAAATGGTGTGAGAAGACCCTCCGTATAGAGTTCATCCGCGCGCTCATTCGGTTTCTTAGACGATGCGCCAATATATAAATAATCGGGATAGATCACGTTTGAAAAACAATAAATATAACCTGACATTCTAAAGCTTATTTAGAAGTTATTCTTTAACTTCACAAAGATAAAGCCGGCTGCTGCAAATCCAGTGATAAATCCAGTAACAAATCTAACATCTTTAAAATATGGATGTATCCAATCAACCGATAACATATTATGATCATGTGACATATGATAAGTAGGAGGCATTTTCTACCGGTGAGACTTAAAATTAACGAAGCTCAAAGAGCTTCGTCAATTTTAAGATCCATCACCAAATTAGTCGTTGGACATTTATATAAAGTCACGACGTTAGTTTATAAGACCGTGTTGTACCATAAATGTATTCGTCTCGCCAGATGTTCTAGGACTTTTATCCACTCTCTTTGTGTCTACACTTGAGCCAACAGTTTCAAACTCATTTGTAGCATCATCCATCGGCTTATATGTAATCATGGAACCTTGAGGTTGCGCAGGCTCAGGGTGAACCTCACCAGGTACAATCGGCGCAGCGGATTTTAGCTGCTCTTCATATTTGGGTGGCGTTTCAACTGAAGGAATAGTTGAACTAAGAACACGATTTCTGTATTCTACAAAGAGTGCCATTACCGCAAGAAGAAGTGTCACAGTTCCAATAGGACTTTTGCGAATTAAAATAAGTAAGAGAGCAAGTAGGATGAAGGGAACAATCATATTGCTGAACGCCATCTTATAGACAACTGTAGGGAGGAAGGGTGCTGATACAAAGAGGCCAAATGAGAGCGCAACAAGGGCTATATCCTGCTTATTCATACTAACTAATGTCGTGACATTTATTTTAATGTCGTGACATTTATTTTAAAGGGGCTAAACTTTTAGCACAAAGATAGTATAGGAAAGATGAACACAATGTCAAAAGTAATTACATCAAAGGGATATGCTATTAGAAAGTCCATCTTAACAGATGCTGAGCGAAGCCGAATTGAAAAAGAACTACGTGTATCTCCCATTGTACATCGTAGTTATCAGGGCGCAGAAGATCTTTCATTTCGTATTTTTCGGGAATCACCAGAACGATATTATCTTCCTCGGCGATGGGCAGAAGACGTATTTGGAAAAGCGGATGGAAATATTATTTCTGAAGGAAAACTACTTTCAAGTGAGGCCAGAGTTTTTAAAGGAACTCCTTATGATTACCAGACAGCAATTATAGACAAATTTGTAACAGCAGCAAAAGCAGATACCGGAGGTCTTATTTGCGTCCCTTGTGGTCGCGGAAAAACATTTATGGCTATCGCAATTGCTGCTGCTCTCGGTCGGCGCTTTATGGTTGTAGTTGATAAGGAGTTTCTTATGAACCAATGGAAGGGTGAGATCCAGGCGCTGATGCCTGGACTTCGTATTGGTATCTTACAAGGCGATACACAGCAATTTGGTTCTGAGATTATTACGGAGAAAGCACTTGGGCTTACTGAGCTAAAGCAGTTAGCAAGAGATGCCGGTCTTCGTGTTGGTGGTTCGAAAGATGAACTCATGGCTCGTTTGGTCGCCGCAAAGATTGATATTTCTCCGAAGTCAGAAACTATTGAATATGACTGTACTCTTTGTATGATCCAAACAATTGCGCGTCAGACATTTCCAGAGGGTGCTTTCAGTGATTATGGATTTACTATTTTTGATGAATGTCATCATCTGGGTGCGCAGCATTTTTCGAAAGCTCTTATGAAAATTCAGACGAAGACAATGTTGGGTCTTTCCGCAACACCTAAGCGGGAGGATGGACTAACAAAAGTGTTTGAGTGGTTTCTTGGAGAGCCTGTTTATTGGGAGAAGATCCGTGATCCAGATGAAAGTGTAATTGTACAGCCTGTATTTGTCACGTCGACCGACCCAATTTATATGGATATTCCAGTGAACTGGAAGCAAGAACCTATAATGGGAAAACTCTTGACACATGTGGTTGAATGTGTTGAAAGAACCGAGCAGATTGGTAGTCTTTTGCGAGAGTTATGTAAAGATGAGCGGCGGCGTATTTTAGTATTGAGCGAGCGCATTTCACATTTGAATTCAATTGAAGCATTGCTCGAAGGTATTACAATCGGATATTACATTGGTGGAATGAAGGAAGAAGTGAGAGAAGCAGGTGCGGCGACCGCGCAAGTGCTTCTTGCGTCTTATGCGATGGCAAGTGAAGCAATGAATATTAAGACGCTGAATTGTGTTATTCTCGCCAGTCCACGTAAGAATGTGGAACAAAGTACAGGGCGTATTCTTCGTGTTCAAGCAAACAAGAGAGTTGTTGCGCCGTTGATCATTGACATTGTGGATGTACACGGAGTGTATCGTTCACAATGGCGAAAGAGATGTATTTATTATCGGAAATGTAAATATACAATTTCTGAAGATGGAAAGAATGAGGTTGATGAGACTGTAGAAATCCGCGCAAGTGACGAAAATGGTTGCTTATTTACCGACGATTAACCTTGCGTGACTTCTTTGATTTGCGCACACGTCTGCTACCACCTGTCTTTACACAGGCCTGATTTACACTGCGATCACTGTAGCCCGCGCTCAGTAGAAGAGGAGCACCAGTTGATCCGACCCATGTGCTCGCCTGATTACTATATCCACCTGTCGGAGCATAATAGGCCTGATTATCACTCGCACCGCCATTCTGGGGAATATCAGATGTACTTCTTTCAAGCGGGATGGCCTGGTACGCACCATCTACAAATCCATAACGCCCCCCAGTTTGCTTTCTGGTGTTGCGGCGACGCCCCCCAGTTTGCTTTCTGGTGTTGCGGCGACGCCCCCCATTTTGTTTTCTGCTACCGCGGCGACGCCCCCCACTTTGCTTTCTGCTACCGCGGCGACGACGACCACCAGATAAACCCGGGAGCCCTTGGCTACCACTATATGTCACCATACCAGGACGTGCCACCGCAAGACAGTCGGGTGTTCCAGGCGTGCCGCCACGCCATTCCAGAACACCAGGCGCAATAGACGCACCTGCCATGTAAGTTCCACCATTTTGCTTTACCATTACTTCTAACAAAGGCCAATAATTTCATATCGACCAAATTCAGGCTGCCATTCTGCGAAAACAGGAATACGTTTCTCTTTTGATGCGCGCAGTTGTTGACTTAGAGCCATCTGCTGAACAGCTGCGCGAGAAAGCGGCGTATTGTTCTCCAAGAACAGATCATAGACATCGGGTAAACTTTCAAGAGGAACTGCGTATGCTTTTACGCGACCTTGCTCTTTCGCGCCCGTACTATGAAGAACAGCTGCGTTTGTGCGAAACATAGGCGCAGCGTTTGTTTGTGCCTGCGCTTGTATTACAGGTGCTTCTAACATGAACCAGAAACGCCTCTTTCCAGGCAGTTCGGGAATTAGATCAACGCTGAAGCAGCTTTCAAGTGTAGCAAGTGATGCGAGTGGCTTAGGATTTGCTAGACTTACTTGAAGTCCACCCATCAGTCGCGCATCAGGTGTCCACGACTCTTCAACAAAGCGTTTCATAAATTCACGCCGCTGAGAAAAGCTCTTTGTAGCATATAAGTCCTCTCCTTTCCAGATCCACACATCCTCTAGGCGAAGTGTGTGCTGGATTTTATCAAGCGTCGCAATTAGAAGAGTACCTCCTCCATCTCCAAGAGTAACATCCGTACGCATACGTAAAGTCCAAGCTGGGATCTTCTTGTCTCGTCCACTAGGACGTGTCATCATAAAGACCGCAGGCTGTTTAGGAAGAAACATGAGAAATCCAGGGTCTGACCTGGATTCATTCTCCATAACATAGAATGTTCCCTTCTTAAGAATGGCTTCCTTATCTGGCTGAAGCCGCTGCCGAATACAACTGTCTTTTACACGTGTTTCCACGAACTGGGTTGCCAGATCGTGTAAAAACGAATTTGCGAACTTGAGCTTCACCGCAGTCATATCGCGGTGTGATGAGCGTAAATTTCCATCTTCCAGGTCGGCCATTCTATACTTTAACGCGTGAAGTCTTTACACCGGTTTTTCTCTTCTTTATAATTTGACGATGTTTTAAAAAGCAGCATACTCTGTATCACCAAGTGTGTCATTCGCCGCAATTCCCTTCATAAATTCCCCACCATTCTGCGCCATTTCTGGAACAAATGTTTGTAAATTCTGAGAGGATACAAGAGTATCATTTGACGCAACTCCACTCATTACTGCGGAATTTGTGTCACTAGGCTTGAGGCCAGGACTAAACATGCGTTCAGGGTGGCGAAGTGTTTCTGTGAACTCCGCCGAGCTAGCCGTCTCTTCAAATGAATCATGATCCGCAACAGCCGGAGGCTGAGCTTCTACAACTTCAGGCATCGCCTTCATAGACGGTGTATTGGGTCCTCCAGAAACCGTTACCCGAGGGGGGGTATCCACTACAGTTTGCTGGATCCACGGAGCAGGCGCAGGCGTTGATGCGAATGTGTCAAGCATGAGCGACGGAGCATACATTTTCACAAGTAAATACACCACAAATAAACTGATCGCAAGTCCAACTGCTATCAACACCTTATTAAACATCTAAACTAGCGTGAAAAAACAAAGTAACAAAACAAACCGGAGAACGTCCTAAACATAAATTTCTATACTCTAAATATAATGTCTAGTACTACCCCTACACAAATTGTCGCTGTTTCTCAAGATTTTACTGTTCTACAGGCTCTCGCATCTCATTATCTTACGAATAAGACAGTAACAGCGCCTGTTCTTCTATCCCTGACTGCCGTTCTAACCGCTGAATTAACTAATGTTAAGTCATTATCACTTGCGGATAAGAAGAAGATCATCTGCGATATTATCGAGTCATCATTACAAAATGCGCTGGCCTTATCAAAGGCTGGCGTTGGCTCAACAGTTCTGGCGGAGGACGAGGTTGTAGCATTAAACTACGTTGTGAAGAATGTAGTTCCTCACACTGTAGATCTATTAGTAGCGACATCAACAGGCCAGTTTGACTTGAAGACAGTAAAGGCTACATGCTGGTCATCATTTAAGCTGTGTGTACCTGCGATTGAAGCAAAGTTACGCGGCCCTGTATGGGATGTTGCGGATGCTTTCGTTGCTGCTGCTGAAAATAAGATTGTTACAGGCGGATCTCTTGCTGAAGCCGCTGGTGCTGCGACCGCGGCTGCGACTGTGGCTGCGACCGCGGCTGCGACCGCCGCTGCGACTGTGGCTGCGACCGCGGCCGCGGCTGCGGTAACCGCATCTGTATCTGGTGCCGCGAAGACTGATCCTCTCGTTTCTCTTGTTCCTGTAGTTCCTGATTGGTCTGCGCCTCGTGTAGATCTCTCTGGATCCACTGTATCTTCCAGCCCGGTATAAAAAGTTCAGAAGAACCTAGAAGAACAGGATACGTTTCAATTGTAATTACAGTCTGAGGAACCCAATCATCGGCCATTTTCTCAACACGCTCATATATACTACCATCTTCTTGAATATGTCTTTCAAGAAGATGATAGCAATACCAGTTATTTTCTATAAGAAATCCAATATGAGATCCAAAGTTATAAATATCAACATGACTTGTATAGGTTTTTTCCACCCCATTTATTGGTTTCCATGGTTGCCATATTTGTTCCATACCCTATGGTATAAACTTGACGAGCGATTTAAGCGGAAGGAATGTATTCAAGAAAGATGAGCCGGCCTAGTGTTCAATGTATTGTTCTCACACAAAAAGCAGAAGTCAAACAGGCTAAGCTTACACTACAGGAAGGTCTACTATCTCTTGACGGGATTAAGCAGTATTTGAAGAAGAAGGAAAATCCTGAAATTCTGGGAACATATAGGTATAAGACATATACGCTCACTCTTCTAGGATATACAAAGGGTAAGGCTGGTACGGAAAATAAACATGAACTTCCGCCGCCACTCGACTCAAACCTCTGCTTTGGTGATATTATTCTTGTAGCATCGACAACCCCCTCTCTTTATTCGAGCCCTGTAAGTTTTAAGACCGAGGAGTATGAAGCATTTTATACCAAGGTCTTTGGTGGGTTCGAAGATATTGATTCGGAGGAAGAAGAGGACGACGAGGATATTCAGGATGAAATTCAGGATGAAATTCAGGATGAAAAGGAGAAGATTGTCGTTGGAGAAGAAGTAGATGAAGAGGGCGAAGATGAAGAAGGTGAAGACGAGGTTGAAGAGGAGGCTGAAGTTGCTGAACCCGATGTTGTTGAAGCTGAAGATGATCTACCTGTAAGACCAGCAAAACTGAGTAAGAAGAAGCGTGCAGCACAAGTTGTACAATCTGGCGCATCGCAAATTCTACATATTTCAAAGGATGAGCATCTTACATCTGATACAGAGAGTAATGCTCATCTCTTTCCTGTAAGAGTACAGGTCACAGCTCAGATTAGCTCTCTTCTTCAGAAGAACGCAGTTACAGGACTTGATGTGAAAGAGCTTGAGCGATCCATTTATAATGCGTGTATCACTGAAGCACTTAGCCGCCACGTCACGTGCCATTGGAAGAATACACTCTTTCAGCACATCTATCAAACAAAGGTGCGCCATATTATTGGAAATATCATTCCGTCAAGTTATGTTCAAAATACAAAGTTGCTTGACGAGTTGAAGACAGGAAAGTATAGCCTAGAAGCACTCTGTTCTCTTGACACATATTCAATTTGTAATAATCGGTGGAAGGACTTTATTCACCGAAGGGGTCAGCGTGAGAAGCGTCAGCTTGAGGGGAATAAGGCCATGGCGACTGATCAGTTCTACTGTGGACAGTGTCACAAGCGTGAATGTACATATTATGAAATGCAGACACGTTCGGCAGATGAACCTATGACTATCTTTATTACATGCTTGAACTGCGGAAAGCACTGGAGACAATAAAAGAAATCATATAATAAATGAGTGATCTTACAAAAATAATAGGAATACACGACGATAAGTGGGTTATAATATCTGATCTCTGGGATTTTTATAACAAGAAAGGTATTAAAACAGTTTTTATGTCAGTTGGCGCATCAAGTACAGCCTACAGTGAATTAGAAATCAGTGAAACTCTTGGATGTCCTATTCATATTTATGATACACGCACTGAAACAGTTCAAAATTGGACTGAAGTCAAGGACATTTTAAAAAATAGAAAGCGTCCGGATTCAGCAAGTCCATTTACAGAGGAAGCAAATGTAAAATGGGTACTACCCAAAAATATACATCTTCATACTGAAATTCCTGGATTTACAACTGATCCTGTCTCATTTGAAAGTTGCGTGGCTGATATGAAATTAGCTGAAGAGCGGATTGATATTTTAAAAGTTTCATTACCCGATGGAATGGAGAAGAAGACTGTCTATGCGCTTCTTAATTCTCCGTATCGCCCTAGTCTTATAATGGTTGAATGGTCTGTTGCTCCTGATACAGATTTGTCTACTACACTCTGTGCGGGACATTTACAAACCTCTGGATATGTTCTCTTAGAAAAGATTAATAATCGGTTTCTTTATTTTTTTAACAACAAATGTATGTATGAAATATGTTCTTGGGAAACAAATAAGGTTGATAATCCAATGGTGACTGAACTTACCAATATTAATAAAAATTAAGTGTCACCGGTAACGTCGTGACTTTATTTTAACGAAACTTTAGTTTCGTTAAAATAAATGTCCAACGACTATTAATCCGTGATATCTCTAATTTAACGAAGCTTTTTTAGCTTCGTTAAATTAGAGATACCACGGTAGATGGAGGTTGCCATTCAGAATGAAATTACTATTTCTTCACCCCTCCATGAAAAACGATTGTTATTACTTCTTGTAAGAAAACAAATGATTGGACGGAGAGCATATTCTGATCTTACAAAAGTAAAGCCTTCAAATAGGGAGATACAACTCTATGAAAAACAAAAGTGTAAACAAAACAAGACGCTTGAAACAAACTAGTATTAAGTTGCCAGAATTTCTAAGTTCAGTTAAACCAGGTAATGATTTTTATAAGTATGTAAATGGCAACTGGTTAGATCAAACTTCAATTCCTCTTTTTCGCAGTTCATTTGGTGTCAGCGAAGAAATTGAGCTTACGATTGAAACACAGCTCGAATCAATCTTGGCAAAAAGCTATTCATTGGCCGAGAAGGGAACCAAACCATCAACTAAGCGGGAAAAGATGATGGATGTAATTGGTCGTTTTATGTTATCTGCTCTTCGTGCTAGTAAACAAAAGAAGAATGTCGAATTTTTAAGAATGAGCCTACAGAAAATGATATGTATACGAGATACTCGTGATATTGTAAATATTATTGGATCATTTAATCGGCATGGAATTCCTACATTTTTAAACTTAAATATTTTTCAAAAGAGAACTCCAACAAATGAATATACAATTATGATTGATAAAGGAACAGTTGGACTTCCTGATGTTAGTTATTACAAAGCAACTGCTCCCGGAAAATCGCATACTCTCTTCGCATATGTGAAATTATGTGAAGAAGTGGCTAAATTACTCAATATTAACGACATACGTGGAACTGTTCATATGGAAGCTGAATTATCTACTATGATGGATAAATATAATGACGAAAAGTACCAAGATATTGAAGGAGACAAACTACAGTCGCAGTTTCTAACAATTCCATGGGAAGAGATGTTTCGCAGTTATGGACTTGAAGACGCAAGCTGGAAGAAGAAATCAATACGCGTGTACAATGTAAAATGGCTAGAATATCTTGAAAAAATATTTAAGACATGGCCAATGGACGTATGGAGTGGGCTTTTCACTCTTCATATGATCCTTTATTCTCTTCCTATTCTTCCATCGCCTTATGACACTTTACATTTTGAGTTTTTTGGTCGGCGTCTACGTGGCCAGAAACAGAAGCTGCCGCAAGATCAGCTTACACTTAATTTATGTCGCGCCCTTCTGCGTATTCCACTATCTTATCTCTATATTGAAGATTATATTGATGCTGATCTGAAGAAGGATGTAACAAAGATGGTGGAAAGCATACAAAATCATACTGTTAAAATAATTGATACACTTGATTGGTTAGAACCTGCGACGCGAAAAATCGCAATTGATAAAATAAGAAAAATGAACTTGGGAATATCTCATTCTAATTTATTAGATATTGAGATACCTAATTTAATTACAGACAGCTTTCTACAAAATATGTTTTTACTGGGCGAAATGAATACATCAATGATGATATCTCAACTCAATAAAAAAGCAACAGATGTATGGAATGAGCCCCCTTATACTGTGAATGCTTATTATTTTAGTGAACAGAACCAATTTATTCTTCCTGCTGGCGCAATTAAATGGCCGTTTTATAGAAAGAGCAAAAGTAATGGCTGGAATTATGGAGGTTTAGGCGCAATTATAGGACATGAAATTACACATGCGTTTGATATTGATGGAAAAGAATATACAGCAGAAGGAAAGAGAGAGAGTTGGTGGACGCAAAAAGATAATTATCAATATAAGAAGCGAACAGATAGCTTAGTAAATTTATTTAATAAGGCTAAGATATTGGGACATTCTGTAGATGGACTACTGACATTGTCTGAAAACTTGGCGGATCTAGGCGGTCTCGCAATCGCGCTAGATGCTCTTCTTTCAGAACTTAATGATGTATCTGAAGAAGAGAAGAAAAAAGAGTTGCGTGATTTCTTTGTTTCCTATGCGGTCTCATGGCGTGTAAAAGAGCGTAACCAAAAGCAACTACAGAGTTTATTCTTGGATGTTCATTCGCCTGCTGAATTACGTGTAAACTATATTGTCAGCCAATTTGATATATGGTATGAACTCTTTGATGTTGTTACAGGAGATGATTTATATGTTGCGCCTGAAGACAGGATAAAGATATTCTAAGTCTCACCGGTAGATGAACCCTTTGGTCTTATCGACCCTCCCACATTATTTAGCTATAGTATATTCTGAAAATATAGGATATACTGTAACTATTCTAGCGTCCTCTACACTTTCAGTTATCTGGCATGCGGCAGGTGAGCCTGATGGCGTCTTAATGTATCTTGATTATAGTTTGGCTGTCTGTTGGTTCTTATATGAAGTCTATCTTGGAAAAAATAAAGGTTTGATTATTTTATTAAATGGCCTTATACTTACTCTAAATAGACTAATACCTCAAGAGAACCCACAACGTTATATCTTTTATCACAGTATTTGGCATCTTCTTTCAAGCATGAAGGTCATTTATATTGCTTTAGTTACACAATCACAATTAGATCAGAGAGGCGCCAGTACTCAAATGTTCCATCAGGCATAGGACGCTTCATGATGAAAGGAAGACGGCGTTGTTCGAGTTCAAGATGCGCAATCTCTAGAACAGTCGTAACATATTCAGGAACATCAATATAAGGGCGTGCGCCCTGCGAGAGCTGATTTGCGCGAAATCCAAGGATCTTGGTCTTCTCGAAAATCGTCAAGAAGGGCTGCGACCGATGGTTCGGATCAACGACAGTTTCAGTATCAGGTAGAGCAACACGCAGAGGGATCTTAGGGGCTACACTATCAGCATAATCCAAGATGGACTCAGGGTGAAACTTGTATAAAACTTCAAGAGGTTCAGGGATAGCAGGCCGCTGCGCATCCTCTTCTTCAACATCAGGACCAGCAAGATCAAACTCTTCTACTTCCACATCTGCTCCCTCTTCAGTATCCATAGTCTTTCTGATAAATATCTCAGAAATATTTTCCGCCAAATTTAACGCCCAAATTTGACTTAAGCAATAACTACGTAGTAGGTATAAGAATGAGTGTATCTGTTACCTATGATGCTTTTGACACGATGGGACTGCCTGATACCCTGCTACGCGGGATATATGCGCACGGATTTGAAAAGCCGTCGCCTATTCAGCAGAAGGCCATTGTCCCTATCAAGAATGGAAATGATGTTCTAGCCCAGGCTCAATCGGGCACAGGCAAGACCGCAGCATTTAGTATTGGAGCAATGTGCCACGTGGATCCTGCGCTGAAGCGCCCGCAGATCCTTGTACTTGTTCCTACTCGTGAACTTGCGCAGCAGATTGAGTATGTCGCAACCAACCTAGGAACTCATCTGCCTCTGAGCGTCTATTCTGCGACAGGTGGAACTCCTATTAATACTGATCTGAGAGCACTAGAGAAGGGTGTTCAGTATATTGTAGGAACTCCTGGCCGCATTTATGATCTCATGCATCGTGGTGCTATCCAGCGTCAGCATATTAAGGTTCTTATTATGGATGAGGCTGATCAGATGCTAGAGGATCGTTTTCGTGAACAGGTTATGTGTATTCTGGGTCTTGGATTTCCGAAGGAGACGCATGTTGCTCTTTTCAGTGCGACTATGCCTGTAGAGGTTATCGAGTTTGCGGAGAAGCTCCTTCACAACCCTACGCGCATTCTTATTCCGCCTGAGGAGGTAACTCTGGAGGGTATCAAGCAGTACTTCGTTGAACTGCCGCGCGAGGATTGGAAGTATGAAGTTCTTTGTGATCTATACCAGCAGCTAAATATCAACCAGGCCATTATTTATTGTAATAAGCGTCAGAAGGTAGAGTGGCTTGCGGAGAAGATGTCATCACAGGGATTTCCTCTCTCTTTTATCCACGGAGATATGGATGTAGAGGAGCGCCGCCGCCGCATGAAGGATTTTCGCACGGGTTCTATTCGTGTTCTAATTAGCACAGATTTGCTTGCGCGCGGTATTGACGTACAGCAGGTAAGCCTTGTAATTAATTATGAGCTTCCAGTCCAGCGTGAGAATTATATTCACCGTATCGGTCGGTCAGGTCGCTTTGGTCGCAAGGGTGTAGCAATCAATCTTCTACTTCCTGAGGAGACGAAGCTGATGAAGGATATTGAGACGTTTTACACAACACGTGTAGACACCTTGCCTGAGGATCTTGCTGGAATTAGCCTATGATGAATGAGGAGTAGCAGCCGCTGTCACACGTATATCATATCTACAAACAGGACAATGAACATTTTCTTGAAACCAAGTATCAATACACGTCTTATGAAATACGTGATGACAGACATTTAATTGACGTCTCTCATTTCCTATTACGAACCCATCCTGGCAAATCGCGCATATATCAGTGGTAGCCGCTACATCAGTTGAGAGTGTTGTCGCAGTATTTATTTGTTCGAGAGATGGTCTCACAACAACATTCGAAAATGTTGTTGGAGCTCCAAGAAAAGCACTAAAGAAATGTAATAAATCGTCGGTGTGATTTAGCCCTCGAACAACACGATTATGAACATTTACAGGTTCATTAAAACTATGGCGAACATCCGTTGTGGTATAAAAAGCAGGCGCTCTTCCTGGAAAAGATGGAGATGGTGGAGCACGTTGCTGGTGTGCTCTCTGATAAGCAGCCTGGTTCCGTGAAAAAAGATCAAGACGCCGCCGCATCTGCGTCTGTATATACGTTAGTACCTGCTGGACATTCGAAAATGATGAAGAGTCATAGAGAAGAGCAGGAAAATAATTATGGATATCATCGAATAAGGGAACGCCATACACTGAATCATAATCGCGCGCAGACATCTCTTTCTATACCCACACGTAAAATTGAGTCTTCAAGTTTTTCCACGCCCAATTTAACCAAAATGGCAGACGATAAGAAAGGTATCGTTGGCCTGCGAAATCTCGGGTTGACCTGTTATGCGAATGCGACAATTCAAGCCTTGCGTCATGTACAGCGTGTTCCGTGGATCTTCAAGGAAGGTCGTTATGACACTCTTCTGAAGAAGGATGCTACCGGGAAACGTCTTCTACAACAGGAGGTAACGAAGTCATTTGCTGATGTTATCCAGCTACAGGAAGAGGGAACTGCGCCTGGTGTTCTTCGCCCCGCTGGTTTTTGGAGTGCGATGAAAGGGTGTGTAAGAGGCTCCACAGTCTATGGACATTTTGCGCACACAGCTCCACATGATGCGCACGAGTTTCTTATGTTTATGCTTGAAACGCTCCATGAGAGTGTTTCATTGATTGTTGATATGCAAATTATGAAGAGCCCTCCAGTTACAGAGACAGAGAAGCGCGTTGTCGAAGCACTTGAGGTTTGGAAGAAGGAGTTTTCGAAGGAATATAGCCCGCTTGTTGATCTCTTTCACGGTCTTCTTCATCTGCGGACACGTTGTTTCACCTGTAATAATGTGACACATCGCTGGGAAACATTCAATACACTGAAGGGTGTTGTGCCTCAGCGTACAGCAGCAAATGACGCGGCCCCTGTTGATCTTATCTCCATGTTGCGCGAAGAAATGAAGGGAGAGGATATTGAGGGATATTCTTGCGATAAGTGCGCAGCGCGGACAACAGCACATCGTGATGCGGCTATTTGGCGCCTTCCACAGACTGTTATTATCTGTCTTAAGCGATTTACATATGATGGCCGCAAGATTCATACTCGTGTCAAGGTACCGACTGTAGAGAGTATGAACCTTAAGGATCTATTCTCAGATGAGTCGCCAGAAAAGGATGCGATCACTGAATTTAGTCTCCGAGCCATTGTAGACCATCATGGAGGATCTGGCGGCGGCCATTACACTGCTCAGTGTAAAGATAAGTTGAGCAATGGATGGTATATTTATGATGACGAAAACACTCATTCTCTACAGGCACCCACTATTGGTGAGACCACGTATGTTCTGTTCTATGAGCGAGCAAAGTGAGAGGTTAGACATTCGGTGAATAAATACCTTGTGAGAAAATAGCCGCTGATAATCCTCCTGTTACAAGAATTGTAAAAATCCAAGATACAAATATTTTTCCAATAATTTTCCAATTTATATTCTTAAATCCACTATCGCAAATAGCAATACCAATTACTCCGCCTGTTATACACTGAGTAGATGAAATAGGAATTCCATATTTTGACGCAAATGAAACAGTAAGAGCAGTTGCGAGTTCAGCTGCAAATCCACGTGAAGGAGAAATGTAGGTTATTTTTTTACCTATGACATCCATGATCTTAATTCCATAGGTTGATAATCCGACTACAATACCTGCGCCTCCAAGTGATAAAACCCAGATCGGAACTTCGATCTTTGACGAAACCGCATCGTTTTGATAGATATGCCAAATCGCAGCAAGAGGACCTACCGCATTACTTACATCATTTGCTCCATGTGCAAATGATGTACATATAGATGTAAAGATTTGAAGATATCTGAACGTATATTCAACACGGGAATCATATTCAACAATTTCAGTAGATGTCTCTACAGGAACAATTTCAGTAGATGTCTCTACAGTAACAATTTCAGTGGATGTCACAGGCAATGATGGCTCAGACAATGCTAATATCTTCTTTTGTAAGAATGGAATTGCGCAAGCAGAAAGAAGAGACGTTCCTGTAGCAATACATATAGAAACCCATGACGTTGTTGAAACATCCCACATTATTTTTGAACCCGCCCCCTTAGATAACACAAAGAATGACTCAATAAAAAAGGTCAAGAATACAATAGGCGGTAAGAAATAAATCGACCGCTGTACACTATGTTCGCTATTAAAGATAAAATAACGAATGAAAGAATAAAAGCTCCCAGATATTACACCTGTGATAATAGGAGACGATACCCATGAAATAATAATAGGAACAAATCCAGCTACATAGGGGAAGTCAGGAATAGATTTTATCCAGACAACACCATCTATACCCTTATAGACGAGAGAAAATCCCATAATTCCTCCTACAATACTATGGGTTGTAGACACAGGAAGACCAAGATATGTCGCGGTATAGAGCCACGTTGTTGAGCCAGCAAGAGCGCACAACATTCCATACATAAGCACGTAAGGTTGTGCTTTGAAGTACGCAACATTCGAAATACTACCAGCAAGAGTATTTGTTACAGGGCTACCTAATAAAAGAGCACCTGATAATTCAAAGATTGATGCTAATACAATAATTTGAGTAACAGTTAATACTTTTGAACCATACGTTGTTCCAAAAGAATTGGCTAAATCGTTACTTCCAATTCCACACGCATCAAAAAATGAGTTAATAGCTCCAGCAACAAGAATCCAGGTATACATCCTAACTTAACAAGTATGTATTTATTTAGGCTTTGATGGTTCATGACATTAAATACAATTCTCAAACGCTTCGATCTTGCCTGTACCCATCCAATAAGTCTCTACACGCCCAGCCCATCCATTTTCTTCGACTACGCGAAAATGAATGTGCGGCTTCAGCTCACCCTTCATCGGTACAGTGTATGAACGCGGCGGCCCGCGAACCTTGAGAACCGCATCGCCCTGCGCATTCGCAGTGGCTACACCCGCATTTTCATACTTTCCGTATGCTACTTTGTAGTCACTGAGAGGATCTCCGCGCGCAGGCTCAGATGCCCAATAGACAACCTTAGCATTCGGAACCGTACGTACAGTTATTTCTTCAGAGGCTCCCTGAGGAACTTTTGTGGCGAGTGCGCCAACAGGGAAGACTGTCGGGGCCAAAAACGGTAAATATGTATCACGACTGAAGAAGAGGAAGAGGGCTGAGATGCCTACAAGCACATAGACTGAACGCGTAAGCATTCCCTTTCCTAAGAGACTTAAGACAAGATCACGCTGAAGTACGCCAACTGAGAGCCAATTCAGACCGCCAACCAGTACGAGTACTGTGGCTAGCATCGTTACCCACTTCCACATGAAAATATTGTCAGCGCACATTTCTACTATACATACAGAAATGAAGTCGCCCGCATGTACACAGAATAAATGGGGCAAAGGAACAACAACAGATCGTGTGCCTGATACGGATGCGTCAAAGGAGATGAAGGCGCGTCTAGCAGCAGTTATGGCTGAGCGTGAGAAGCAGGATTGTATGTGGACTGCGCCTGTAAAAGTTGAAGAAAAGCCAGTTGTAACTTTAATCTCTAAGAAGTAAATATAATGAAGCAAGATCGTGTCAAAGCAGAAAAGAAGCGTTTAGTTGCTGCTACCCGGCGGGTAACACGTGCGAAAAAGATCCTTGCTAAGGCTAACAAGGCGCTGAATGTTACGAAGAAGCGTATTGTTGTTGCTAAGGCTGCGCAAAAGCAGGCGGCTAAGCAATACCGGTGAGACTTAAAATTAACGAAGCTCAAAAAGCTTCGTTAATTTTAAGTCTCACCGGTAACTCAAAGAGCCTTCTTATTTTTAAATAACGTCTTCCTGTGATGATCTTAAAATTAGTCGTAGGACATTTATTGTTTAGCACGAGTGTACCGTTTAGATTTAGCAAGCCGCCGATTTTTCTTAGTGGTGCGGCGCTTAAGACGCCTCCCTCCATGTTTGTTTTTTAAAGCACTATCAAATAAATCAAGAACTTTATCACATTTATCTTTCATATCTTTATCATTTGTATCATTTGTATTTTGGTATTTGGCATTCGCAATTAAGTAAGCTGTAAGTTTGCCAGATGTAGCTTCAACATCAGCACCTTTTTCAATCAATAATCTAACCATTTCTAGATTACAATTATCGCTCGCATACATTAAAGCTGTCTTTCCATCCTTATCGAATTCATTTACATCAGCACCAAAGTATATTAATTTCTTAGCAGTCTCATTGTGCTCATTAAAAATAGCATATAGTAAAGGCGTCATTCCTGATTTTTCGTTCTTAGCATTTAGATGTAAATTTTTAGAGAAACTAAGAGGGATATTATCTTTAGTTGCGCTACGAACTTTTTTTAACAGTTCGTAATCAGGCATTAATATTTTTATATTATTAGGACCGGTAGTAGCCATCTTACTATATACCGGTGATACTTAAAATTAACGAAGCTCAAAGAGCTTCGTTAATTTTAAGATCCATCACCAAATTAGTCGTTGGACATTTATATAAAGTCACGACGTTAGATTAACTAAATAAAGTCACACCCTCTACGCGTAAAGGTGTGAAATACTGTCATTCACAACCTTTTTCTTTAGGAACATCTCAGCGTGCTCCTTCTTCACTACAAACGGGAGGTGGAAGTTAGGAATGTGAAACGGCAGCTCCTTCGTATTGAAGATACGCAGCATATTGATCTTCTGCGTAATCTGCTCAATCGACCGCTTCAGCTCACGTACACCACTCTCCTCCTTCGCATAGTTCTCAATGATGAACTGGATAACCTCCTTGGAGATACTAACCTTCTCATCCAGATTGACTTCCTTGAGGGCGGCGGGTACAATGAAGTTCTCAGCAATCGCAAGCTTCTCCTTGGATGAATAGCCCTGTAGGTTGATAACCACCATGCGATCAAGAAGCACACGATCAATCTTACCGAGATCATTGCCACTGAACGCGAACATCACCTTGCTCAGATCAAGTGGAACACCTGACAGATACTTATCCTCGAAATCACCATTCTGGACGGAGTCCGTAAGATGGATAAGCAGGTTCTGAACTTCCTCTCCCTTCGGGGTCGCTGAAATCTTATCGAGCTCATCAAACATAAGAACCATTGACATGCTCTTCGCAGCAATAAGAGAGTTTACTATCTTACCACAATGGCTGCTCTCATACACAAGCTGGTGACCCGTATATGTGCTCGCATCACTGTCACCACCAAGTGAGATAAACTGGAACGGCCAGTTAAGAGCCTTCGCAATACCATTCTTGATCAGGCTCGTCTTGCCAATACCAGGAGGGCCAGCAAGCAGAAGGCTCATACCACGCGCAGTCGGATTAGAGATCTTGCTAGCAATAAACTGGAGTACCTGAAGCTTCGCCTCTTCCTGACCATAGATAGCATCACCTAGACACTTTGTCGCACGGTTCATGAATGCTGTACACGCTTCAGTGCCATCGTCAACCTTTACAGGAATATCCCTGTAAATACCGAGAGGAAGACTGGTGAGCTTCTCTAGCCACGCACGCAGCTTGAAATACTCTCCTGAACTGGTATCCAGCGTCTGAAGAGAATTGTACTTTGAGAGGACTAGGCTCTGCGTATCCTCAGGCAACTTCATCGTGAGGATCTTGAACATCAGGTTCTGAGACGCATCAGACGGAGGCTTACGCTCAAGAGCCTTTACAAGCGCGGCCTGCTTTTCATCTGAAAGGCTCTTGAACTGATCGAGCTGATCATCAATCGTATTCTCTTCAACAGGGTTCGTTACGAGCTTGAAGAACTTATTCACGATCTCATTCTCCTTCTTCATGACGTGACGCTTTGGCTTCATGCGATCCGCAAAGGAATTGTCAGCAAATCCACCGATGTTGATGTGAATACCATGCGGGCCATTCTCGTCCTCCTCATACTCTTCCTCATCCTCTTCATCATATTCATCATCCTCGTCCTCCTCGTCCTCCTCATCCTGCTCCTCATCCTCCTCTTCCTCTTCCTCCGTTTCACTCTCAACCTTCTTGGCTGGCTTCTTCTTACGAGGTGCCTCTTCCTCGGAATCACTCTCCACCTTCTTGGCCAACTTCTTCTTTGCTGCGTGACGCGCCTCCTTCTTTAGGTAAGTCTGCTGAAGAATGCGCTCACGGGCCTTTAGAGCAGCCTTGCGCGCACTACGCTTGATCTCAGACTTCTGTTCAGGAGTGAGTGCGCTATCGTCAGTCTCGCCATCCGACTCATCCTCATCTTCAGATGAGTATGCGATCAGATTATTAATATTTCCACGACTATCAACGCTCTCATCATCATCGTGATGAGATGCGCCGCTCTTCTTTACTGTGTTCTTACGAACAGGTTGCTTGCGACCGGGAGCCTTGTCCCCCCCGTCACCAGCCTCCTTAGCAGTAGTTGCGCGCGTCTTAGACATACTATTAGAAACTCGGTTTGTCATCTTAGGATAAACGCGTATATGAAAAAACTAGGATGCTCGTTACAATCAATTTTTACCGGTGCGACTTAAATTTAACGAAGCTCTTAGAGCTTCGTTAAATTTAAGATCTATCACCAAATTAGTCGTAGGACATTTATTTTAACGAAACTAAAGTTTCGTTAAAATAAAGTCACGACGTTACCGGCGACCACCACCGCGACGCTGCTTGCGCATAGTCTGTCTCTTGCGACGCGTCAGGCCGCTGATGGCCCGATCCGTACGCTTTGTAACAGAGTTTCCAATCTTATTTACAGCATTGATACTGCGCTGAACAATGTTACGCGTGGTATTTGTAACAATACCAACACTGTTGCTCGCAAGGTGTAAAACTTCTCCAATCGGAGAATACAGACGCGATACAAGTCCCTTGCCACTCTTAGTATTCCTCTTAGTATTCCTCTTAGTATTCCTCTTAGTAGAACGATTGACCATATTTACTATATTATATATATATTTTTTAAAGTCACGACGTTATACAACCTTCAGAATATCATAGATATCCATCAGAATAAATCCACATTTGGGCGAGCAGCTTATATACTTTTCCTTATTTAGCTGTAAATCATTATGGAGAATATTAAATATAGGCAGTATTGCTTCACGCGCTTTCCGTGAAAACAGAGTGGATCGTCCCTTAAAGATCGCAGTCATTCGAAGTAGACAATCTGTATACTCTTCTACAAGAACCCGCTTATCTGCGACTTGAGCCGCATCCTTAATAAGTGTAATAAGCTTCTTGAATGTTGAACAGAGAATGGAGAGCGGAAGAATTTCCTGCTTTGCTAGCTCTGACAGAAACTGACTATAGCCCAGCCTATATTTCTTCTCCGTATTCTTTTGTACAAATACATTGTAGTCTGTTACAGTATCTTCTGTAATCTCATCAAAGATAACAAGATAGTTATCACTCAATAAATTCATCTCCTCGAGAATAACAGTATACTTGCTGGAAATTTCAGAAAGAAGTCGCGCATAGAGTGGACAGAAGACCTCTTCTGACGCTGCTTTCTTGAAAACAAGACGCATAAAATCGCGAACAAATTCCTGTAGATCAGCCTCACCGCCCCCCAAGATTTGATATAAGAAATCACGTACATCTGGATATGTCACTTGGCTAAATTTATTGAGTTTGGAGAGGATAATATTATTCAATATTTTCTCTTCTACAGGCTGACTGCTATTGCGAAATCTACTCTGGTAACGCCCTGATGAAGGAGGCGGACCGTCCGTAGTTTGCTTTAGTGGCGCCGCAGGTAGAGGAGGAGGCGCAGCCTTTCTCCACTTCTGCTGAGGCTGATATCCCCCAGAACTTCTCCTCCAGTCCGTCGTAACTGCTACGTTCCGGACTGATGACCCACCCATTTCTGCCAACCCCTGAAGACCTGCAATTCTAGCACATATGTCTTCGGAGGGTCTATCAACACTGGCTTGTAATGAGAGAAGGGTAATGAGAAGGTTCTGTATTTCGGGAATAGACATTGCTATAAAAGTGGACATACTCTTTTCTCTAGAATTCTCCACACCTCAATTTTAGATGGTTGCGGCTTTATTACTGAATTGCTTTTAAGCTACTCAATAGAATGTTTGAATGTCTTGAAACTACATTAGGATTAGAGACACAAGCAAGTAAAATTATTCTTCATCATATGCTTGATCGTGCTGTTAAAATGACCCCGCAAATTACAGTTATTCGCAGTCTGCGTACACAGTCATTTGAATGGAATGAAATTGTAAAACTCGAAGCAAAATGTGTGACTTATTTCGAAAACACAGATGTCACAAAGACTGATACAATTGGGCAACTTTCATTCCAAGATGACTATTTTCGCTCATTAAATCACTTCCCTTTTATTCTTATTGCGCTGTCTCTTTTTAAAATCTACATGGTCCCTGCGATGGCAATTTTCATGCCTATTCTAGCATTTATTCTTCCCTACGTAGTCATTCGGTATATGTATAAAATTCCCATGACACTCGAAAGGTATTTTGGTCTACTAAAGGGATTGTGGGCAGGTAAATCGGATGGTTCGTGGGTTCAGACAGGTGTTTTTCTTTTTAGTCTGGTACAGGGAATAATACAACCTGTACAGAACGCTATTCATTATAACACAACAGACAAAGTAATTTGCGAGATTGGCGATGCTATTCTTCAAGTTAGAAAGCATGTACTATCGCTGCGTGAACGGTTTGAAGCAACAAATACACCCTTTCATTTGAGTAGAATTCTGAATGAATTTCCTGCGGATGACCCTCGCCGCTGTTTCATGATGGTCTTTGAAAATCCTATTCTTCTTAAAACGGTTTTTGAAAACTTAGGAGAACTAGAAGTGCTCTGGAAGATTTCGCAACACCCCTCTTTCTGCGAAGTGAAGTTTATTGAGCCTCACCCTGAAGGAAGACCCTATCTTCATATCGAGGGTCTACAGGATCTGTCAATTCCCCTGGAAAACAGAGTTCTTTCCAGTGTGAAACTCGACGGCACATCGCATCACTGTCTTGTCACAGGGCCAAATGGAGGTGGAAAGTCCTCTTCTATGCGCGCAATTCTTCAGAGTGTCGTGATTGCGCAAACATTTGGTGTAGCTTGTGTAACTTCTATGACACTGCGCCCATTCAAATGGATTTCATCGGGATTAACTCTTCATGATACTCCTGGCGTGAAGAGTATGTTTCAGACTGAGGTCCAGTTCGCCGCAAAACTCTTACGAAAGCGGCGTGGCCCTGGTCTCATCTTATATGATGAACTTTTCCATAGTACGAACCCTCCTGATTGTGTTCGCACTGCTACTATTTTTATGCGACAGTTATGGAAGCGAAAGAACATTGCTAGTTTTCTCAGTACGCACGTATTTGAACTTGTCGATGCTGCGCCGCCTGAAATACAAAAACTTTGCGTATCTGCTAGCTATAATTCTGAAAAGAAGAAGTTGGAGTTTTCTTATAAGCTCTCAAATGGTATTTGTAAACTTTCCAGTGTCTATTCTATCTTAAAACGCGAAGGACTAATAACGGCACAACGGTGAGACCTACCGGTGAGACTTAAATTTAAGATCCATCACCAAATTAGTCGTTGGACATTTATTTTAACGAAACTAAAGTTTCGTTAAAATAAAGTCACGACGTTAAAGTCACAAGTTTAACTTTCCGCGTTTGAACAAGTCCGGTAAAAAACAAACTAAGATGAAGAAATGGCAGTCGGTCTCAGTGAATCAGCTACAATCGGCGTTCTATTATTACTTATCTTCGGTGCTATTTCATTCTATCTCTACTCCCGCATCAACTACACTGAAAAGCGCATGAGCCTTATGGAGAACATGCTTCTCGATATCAAGGTGGGTCTTCAGATGACAACAAAAGAAGAGGCTGAATTTATACCTGAACCGGTTGGCGCGCCGACACCTATGGAAACGGAAGAGGCTGAGGTCTTACCTGAAGAGGAGACGTACTACCAGAGTGTTCTACAGCAGGCGCAGGCGCAGACTGCGCCCGAAGCTGATGTAGCTTCTGAGCCTGTTGTTCAGCAGCAAGCATCTGTCACAGTCAATTATGAATCCATGACGAAGGATGAATTAATTGCTCTTGCTGAGAAGCGTGGTGTTAAGATGGGTAAGCGCCCCGGTCGCAAGGACCTTATTGCGGCACTCCGCAAGCCTGAGGATGTTCCTGGCGCTTCGCCTACATCAGAGATCTTTCCGCTGGCTGCGCAGCTAGAGCAGGTTGGTGACGAGGCTGAAACTCTAGAATAAATAAAGTCACGACGATATAGGATGGACTCGAAATTATTCAATCTTCCAAAAAGTCATGTATCTAAACCCTCTATGACGGGGGGTCTTCCCACAGAAGACTCCAGATTTCCAGGATGGGCTGCGGTTATGACAGATGGTCGTCTAGTAACAGATTATCGGTCCAGCCGCGAAACAAATATTCCTGTTAGAGCACAGGAAAAGACACGTATTTGGTTACAACAAAATGCGGACGAGATCATTCGGATTTCGCGCACAAGAGCCGCCCAAAATACAGGAATGATCTATGGTCTTGATAAGGATACTCTGGTACCGGCTGCTTCATTTATAAAATGCTCTGCCGCATCATGTGAGCGTACAGAGGGCGCACTACATGGAATTGGCACGGAACGCATAGAAGAAACTCCGTATCTTTTTGGAACCTATGAAGCGCCTATAGGGCTAAGAATGGCTCCTAGCCCTAAGACGCCGTTAACACGTCATTCAGAGGGAGGACGTAATTCTCTACGTTAACGTATTAAACAAAACCTCGTATTACATATAAATGTCAGTGGTCCTTTCCTTTGACATTGGTATTAGAAATCTCGCCTGGTGTCTTATGAAGAAGACAGGCACACAATCAACTATTCTTGGATGGCAAAATTATGATCTTCTTCGAGGAGAAGGTAATGAAGTTGTAGTCGATGTCGCTAAATGTTCAACCTGTACTTCGAAGGCTATTTATTCACATGGAGATGTGAACACGTGTGTTCGCCATTGTCCCGCAAGCCACCCTGCGCTTCGTGATCTCAGTGGAAATCTTCTCAAGAAGATACCTGTTCTACCACTTACAAAACTATTGCTAGCAGGGCGTGGGATCGTCAAGGGCGTATCGACAAAGGCTGGCGCAGAAACGCAGCTTGCTACCCTCTATAGTTTACCTATTCCCAAAATCAAGGTGAAGAAGGCTCTTCATACTGAACTCACTATTCTTCACGATGCGATCCGCAAATTTATTATTGACCAGCTACCTCTGTTTAAAACTGCGACCCACATTGTTCTGGAAAATCAACCTGTGCTAAAAAATCCCACAATGAAGTCTGTACAAATTCTCTTATTTGCTACTCTCCGAGATCTACTCCAGCCTAATCCTCCACAACTATCTCTTGTTCATGCTGGAAAGAAGGTACAGGGAGAAACAAAGGGCGATGAGGGATACAAGGATCGCAAACAAGCATCAGAAGCCCGTGTACGCAAGATTTTACAAGATACTACAAATGAGAGTGCGAAATGGCTAGCATTTTTTGGAGGCCATGCGAAGAAGAATGATTTGGCCGATGCTTTTTGTATGTGTGTGGATAAATTGGCCTCATAATTAACATAGATGAAAAAGATGGCGCCGCCCCCTCCTTTCCGGTTTTATATTATTTTTCATAAGTTTATTACTAAAGTTGCTTATGAAGAATTAAACCATTTTTATCTTGAAAAATATTGTCGATTTTTCGCAGTGAATGGATCCATTCAAAAATGTGTAGATGAAATAATCTATCCTCTCGTCATTGAAGAACGAAAGCTTCCAAATTATAATCCCTTCTTTCAGCATAATAAGTTCTGCGAGACAAGTGTAATTTATCACACAGTAATGAATGCTGAACTTCTTCTAAATCCTTATGAATTTGTTGGATTTCTTCAATATGATATGGTTTTAAAGAATGAAACGTTTCAGAGAATTGAATATACACTCGAAAAGGTGGAAAATCCAGAGAAGAAATTATTTGTATTTTTCTGTGAGAATAGTGCACGTCATTTGAATCAGGGTATTATGTTTCAAGGCTGGGTACAGATTGTTGAAATCTATAATAAAATGTTTTCAACCACGCACACACTCCAAGATGTTCTAAAGTCGGATATTCCTCTCTATCATACATATCTTGTCCCGAAAGTTATTTTAAAGAAGATGGTACTGTTCGCAGATAAAGCGATCCCCCGCATATTTGAATTATTAAATCATGATACACATTATTTACCCTATCATATTGAGAGATCACATGGTATTTTCTTAGCATTCCAAACAATGGATGGTCATATTGATACATGGATCATGTTATCCGGCATAGAACATCGAGATAATTTGAAAGATCCATGGCAAGAAATTGAACATGCGAAACGATCTCAGATTTAGCGCGTCTTAATGGAGTTTAAAAAAGACAAACTAAAACGAAGAAAGAAGATGGCGGGTATCAGTCTACATGAAATGGAAGAGGTTGCTATCAATTTCAATTCCGATTTTGGAAATGTAATTGATATTGGAGGCATGGGTGGCGACAGTCTTGGATTAGGAATGCTCGCAAATCCGAGTAAGACAGTTACAATAAATGAGCAGTCTTCATGGAACAGCGGTTCCGGCGGTGGCGGCTTGTCTGAGGTAGAGGTTACAAATATGGATGCTCCGCCTCCTGTTACTCTGAATTTCACACATGCTGCTCCTATTGATCTTGAGTTTAAGCAGGCTGAGACTGATAAGACCAATTTCTTTAGCAACAATCAGACCGCATCGGGCCCATCGATTGCTCTAGCACCCGCATCCTCTCAGCGCGACCCTGTTGAAGAGAAGAAGGAGAAGATTGAGTTTCTTAATAAGCTCCAGCGCCTCGAACAAAAGGGATTTCCTGTAAGCCGCCGGTTTACAATGGATAATGGCTTGGACGAGATCAAGCAAGAGTATATGCGCCTTGTGGATGCTCGTAACTTAGAGGTGTCTCTCAAGTTTCAGCGCCAGGCGATGATTGGCGTAGTCACGGGCATGGAGTGGCTCAATGGACGGTTTGACCCCTTTGACATCAAGCTTGATGGATGGTCCGAGTCCGTTCACGAGAATGTAGAGGATTTCGATGAAATCTTCGAGGAACTATATGACAAATACAAGGATCGTGGAAAGATGCCGCCCGAGCTTCGCCTTATGACAGCGCTCGCAGGTTCAGGATTTATGTGCCACATAAGCAATACGTTCTTGAAGTCGCGCATGCCGAGTGCTGATGATGTTCTACGTCAAAATCCTGATCTTGCTCGTCAGTTTGCGGCGGCGGCGGCTAATTCTGCGGGTCCTGGGTTTGGAAATTTCATGGGCATGGCAATGGGTCAGACACAACCGCAACAGCCGTCCGCTGGTGCTTTCTTCCAGGCGAGTGGTGCGCAACAGCAGCAACAGCGATCTCCTCAGGCCGTCGCGTCTGTTGAACAAGAACAGCCTGCTAGACAGACGGCTCGTCGTGAAATGAAGGGGCCGACTGGCGTTGATGATATCTTAAACGCATTTCAGCAGGCGAGAGAGCGTGAGATGAATGAGATCCCTCAAACAGCGGCGCCACAGTCAGCTGTGGCGGCGGCGGTTGAGATCCAGAGTATGGGATCTGATGATATTCAGAGTGCTGTAGAAAGCACGCGTACAGGTCGTACAGGCGGTGGTCGCCGCAGACGCCAGGCTGTTGGAAATACGCTCAGTTTAGCGGTTTAATGATTGTAACGTCGTGACTTTATTTTAAGGAAGCTTTAGCTTCCTTAAAATAAATGTCAAACGACTATTAATCCGTCGCATCTCTAATTTAAGGAAGCTTTTTGAGCTTCCTTACATTAGAGATACGATGGTATGCGTGCCATATTTGTCATGTAGATTTGTTGAATATCGAATGGTTCTGTTTCTGTTTCTTTAGTAACTGGTTGTGTTTTCGCAAGTTTATCCGTTAATTTTCTGTAAATATCTGATTCTTCTGGTGTCAGACTATTTCCAGAAGGATTTTGAAACGTTTCTGATAGAAGATTTCCCTCTCTCTTCAGTAAAAACATTGAACTGTTTTCATTGAAAAGAAACCGCAGCATAATAATAACGATAAGTGATAACCAAAAGGCGACAAATACATTGCGTGTTGCTACGAATACAACGACAAAGATGAGCACTGCGCGCACCCATGTATGTTGAAAAAACTTTTCTTGTTCTTTCGTGACTTCCATGGCGAGAAAGCGACCACCCAAGTTAAGAAGTAACATCGTTATTCCGATGAAATAAGGATTAGTATTAAAGCCTATTAGACTTGCTTCGAGGGGATTTAGTACTTGTGTTAAAACTGGAGTAGCAGCTGCTGCGAAACTCATCCTGTCTTGGACCACGGTTTAATAAAACGAGGAATATCCATAAAATAGAAAAAGACCGCGAGTGCTACCATCAGAGCTATTTCCTCTGATATCATAGCGGCTATCAATAAGAAAATAACTAGCAATAGTCTCCAGATGGGATATACGTAGAGACTAACTAAACTTTGAGGGTATGAAGTTTGTATTAGAGCACCATAGTAAAGGTTCCATATGAAGAATAGACCTGTTACTATAAAAACTAATCCGGGAGTTACTTTTATCATTGGCTCTTTCTCTAACGACGTGATTTTATTTTAATAATTAGATGATCTTGTATCTTGCGATCTAACCTCATTATCATCTTGGACTGCTGATGTCTCTACTCTGTCTTCTTCAATAGCAATCGGGTTCTCTTCTAATAGCTTTTCCACAAACCACTTTTTATTATTCGATACAATTTTTACATTGTATTCATTCATAAAATTTTCCTTCTCTGTGGGTATAGATAGAACAACCGCAATAAATACGGCAAAAAGAAGACCGTTAACCCAATTTGTATACATAAGAAGAGCAACAAGAGCAGCAAAAAGTAGAACACGTCCTGGAATTGTAGTCAGTTGCTTACGAATGTCTACAGGAATAGAGCCAGGGAATACAATTCCAAGTACGAGAAGAATAACAAATAAAACTTCAGCATGTGTTGATTGTTTCTTTGAAAAATCGACAAGTATATTTCTTACACCACCAATCATGGCCGGAGGTGTGGGCTGTGACATCTGTTTACCGTCGTGACTTTATTTTAACGAAGCCATTATTTTACGGAAAATAAGTTCTTAATTGAAGATCAGAGTGGGGCGATGGACTATTGCTTCTTGCAGGACGTATTTCCAAATTTTAAAAATAATATGGATGGCTCTACAGAAGCTAATATTTCTGTCGGCTGTACTGACATAAAATCTGCTGCGCGAGCTCGAAAGGAGCAGAAAAAGAAGGCGAAGAAATGTAAGGATCCGTCTTTACGTTATCTTGAACCTGAAGGTGACATGGAACTGCGCGATCCTGATAGACCCTTTCTTCCATTAAATAAAGCAACGGAGATAGCTGAACTGGCTTCTCCCGGAGCTACATCTGTACCCGCATACTTTGGAGCTTCTGAAGAGGATACTAAGATTGAAGGGTTCGCAGCATATGCGAATACGATTGGCGAGGATCCATCTTACACCGCAATGCCATCAAGTACGGAGATTGAAGTTAAGTCTATGCTCGATAAGAGCTCGGGAGGATTACTATCTGGTCCATCTCTGAATGACGCATGGAAGCCTCTAGCACCTGCTGGAGCCCGTTCATCATTCTTTGAGCAAATTGATGAGCGGAAGGTTGAGCCAAGTCCTAGGAATAATAATGTTACTGATAGTGAAATCTCAAAGAAGATTGATAATATTTTTAATCGGTTAGATCAACTTGAAGCTGAAAGACGCCAGTCTACACAAACCGAGGTTCTCTTGTTTGTGGGGAGTGGATTAGCACTTTTGCTTTCATTGGATCTACTTTCTCGCGCGCGCTAATTTATGAGTTAGACGCTTTTTAGTAGCTTTGAAGATTTTTCTTGAGCCGCCACTTGTTTTAGCTGCTGGTGCTTTTGCTGCTCTAGCATCCGCCGCCTTAGCAAGAAGAGCTCTTTTTGCTGATGCTGCTGCTGCTTTTGCTGCTGCTTCTTTTGCTGCTGCTTCTTTTTTTATTCTGTTTGCTTCTTCTATACGTTTAGCAACAGCCCCAGGACCTCCAAGCTTTTCTTTCGTAATTGCCAATGCTTGTAATGGTGAAAGTACTGTTGCTACCTCTTGTGATGGTGCTACCTCTTGTGATGGTGCTACCTCTTGTGATGGTGCTACCTCTTGTGATGGTGCTACCTCTTGTGATGGTGCTACCTCTTGTGGTTTCGCCTCTTGTGGTTTCGCCTCTGCTAATGTCTCCTGCTTAATAACTGGAAGGGGTAAATTCAAGTCCTCATTTTTCTTATCTTCAGGTGTCCAAATTAACTCATAATACTTAAACTTTTTTCTCGTGAGTTTTTTAAGACCCTTTATATATTTCTTTGTACCATTTAACAAAGTAGGCTGACTGTTCTTAATTGTATCTAATACAGATGATATTATTTTATCAGTATCTTCTGTAGCACCTGGTTTATCAATAGCATTTAATACTTTTGATAAACCATTCAGATATTTTTTATGTTTAGGTTCTTCCATTTCTAAAGAGACTAGATAAATTAGGTTGACCGCCTAGTCTTTCTCTTATTTTTACTAGTTCTCTTCTTCTTATTAGTTTTTCGTTTATAACCACCTGTTTTAGTATTCTTAAGATGTCCTAACTTTGTAGCTATCGTATCTGGATTTTTACTAGCTAACATTAAATATTTGTTTTTTGCACACCCTTCAACCGATATTTTATTACAATTTATATAAGTCTCATAGTTTCTAGTATCTAAATTATAAACAATTGGTAAAAGTTTTAGACATTGTAAGTTCTCCTTTTTAATACCAGTTATATCTGATAGCTTGTCTAGATCATCTACAAGCTTTGAAGTAACACGATCATGTTCTCGCCGGGCTAGTTCAGCAGCTTTTTCTTTAGCAGCTTGATCTTTAACAGTTTTTTCTTTAGCAGCTTGTTCGTTCGCAGCAGCTTCTTTAGCTAAATCCAATGCTTGCTTATGGTCAGCCTCCGCTTTAACTAGAGCAGCAGCAGCAGCAGCCGCTGTAGCTTGCGCTTTAGCTTTCTCATCGGTAGTACTCTTGGGGTTATTATTAACAGTATCTAGATTTACTTGAGCAGCAGCATTTGCTGCTCTAGCAGCAGTAGCTGCTGTAGCAGTAGACGTAACCATCTTTAAAATAGCAGGAATAGCAGCAGCAACAGCTGTTCCTGCTGCTCCTACTGCTGCTACTACTTTTGTAACTAATGATGTAGGTTTTTTAGCCGCTTTTTCAGCCGCTTCTTTAGCAGCTTTTTCAGCCGCATTTTCAGTAACCGCAGCCCCCTCTTTTTTAGCAGCCGCTGCAGCAGCTTTTTCAGCCGCTTCTTTAGTAGCAGCTTTTTCAGAAGCTTCAGTAGCAGCTTTAGCAGCCGCTTTTTCAGAAGCTTCAGTAGCAGCTTTAGCAGCCGCTTTTTCAGAAGCTTCAGTAGCAGCTTTAGCAGCCGCTTTTTCAGCCGCTTCTTTAGCCGCTTTTTCAGCCGCTTCTTTAGCAGCTTTTTCAGCCGCTTTTTCAGCCGCTTCTCTAGCAGCTTTAGCAGCCGCTTCTCTAGCAGCTTTTTCAGCCGCTTCTCTAGCAGCACTTATAGTTAACTTTCCAGTGGCAGCTCTAAGAAAACTTGCCATACTTATACTCCTATCCTTCACCTAAGAATAAATAAATAGAAACTCAGGATACTTCTTTTCAAGCTCTCCAATAATTGTACGAATGACCGGACCATACTCAGTAATCTTAGGATCCTTCTTTACGATTAACTGCATAAAATTACGTCTATCTAACTTTTTATGTATAACAATTAAATCTACATGTAATTTATCGTTACTAGGGACTAAATCAAGGTATTTTAGATGTATAGTTGTAGGGTTTGCGATCTCATGTAACTCAGACGGCCACCCAAGAAACTCTACATCGGGCTCATTGTGAGGTTCAAAGTCATACATATGATCATCTACAGGGTTCATCAAAAAATAGCTATAGATCTTCGTTAAAAACTTGCGCGTCTCTTCACACTCTCCCACCATAGAAACGGTTGTATCATCAAAGCATTTAGTTTTTATCATATTTTCTAGAAATACAGAAACTTCAGATGGCCAAGAACTGCCAAAAATAGTTTGTAAATTACTCGGTGTTAAATTTAAATAATTTAAGAAGTCGGCTTCACCCTTTGAATATAGTTGAGACTTCCAGTTTTCTATGACTTTAAGATTAATAGTAGGGTTGCGAAATCTTTGTTTTCTTCCTTGTATATATGTGTCTATAATCTCAGATCTTTCAAAATCAGATCTATCCTCACTATCTCTAAATAATCCTTCAGTTGATGGAATACCATATACATCTCCATCTAAATCTGAGCAAATTAGAGGCGGCTCTTCTTTCTTTATAATTCGCATAATCATAATATGATTATCATCCGATGAACTTAGTACATCATCCTCAATTATATGATCACTATAGAAAACTGTAAAGAGTGTTTGACATTGATTGGCTATTATCTTTGAAGTAGGAGGGACAAATGAACTTTGTGAGAAAATATTTAAGTATGTCTTAAACCCTTTGTCGTCATCCTTTCCTGGATTGTATGAAAAAGATTTAACTTTATCTACAAGTAAACTCGGTGTGAGTGTATTTTCTGTATTTTTTACACGGTCTTTATGTGAAAATACAAACCCATCATATCTACCGGCTTTAACTGGTAATATAATATGCGACGGATTTAATAGTTCGGTATGAGTATCATCTATAGTCCCCTTTCTTCTAAGAATAAATACAGAGTTTGGATTTTTTTCTTGTAGATGAAGAACACTGTAGAGTAATTTAGGATCTTCAGTTTTACCAAAGAAGGGTGCCATAAAAATGAGAACTGTATTGGCTTTTAGTTTTTCGCCATCTGATATTATATCATTCATATATAAATATTCAAGAAATCTAAGATATTTTACTATATCATTATTGATCTGTGGAATAAGAATAAATGTTTCAGTTGTTTTAGGAAGAACCTCGACTAATAGATGATTTTTCGCACTTGTTGCGTCTGAACTTTTTTCTCCTGATTTATTATATTGTTGCCATTTTGGTGTTTGTCTAGCATTAAATGCTTTAATTTTATCATTGGGATCAGGATTAAATGATGTGACAAATTCAGTTAATCCCTCTAATAAATCAGATGGAATAACAGGTTCATATAATTCAACTTGATACAACTTTTTAGTTTGTTCAAGGACAAATGGTTCATCGTCAGGTGTTTTTTGCGCAGGTGCTGGTTGTTGCGCAGGTGTTGGTTGTTGCGCACGTACAGATTTTTTTCTAGCAGCTCTTAAGTTATCTAAAGCTTCTCTCGCAGTAGTTGCTCTTGCTTGCGCTTCAATAGAAGGAGCAGAAAGGGCTCCACCACGAATTACTTCAATAGATCCACCTACGTCTGGTAACAAACTAACATTCTCAGGTCCACCACCTGTCATTACACGGATAACAGCATTTTCTCCACCACCTCCTGGTAAAGCACTTGCGTTTATATTATGTCCATATGGTACATCACTCATCCTGATGCTTCTTTTGAAAAAAAAGACAAGGCTTAAGAATACACGCCATTCTTATGTAGACTTTATGACTGATACAACCCCCATTCAAGTTGATCCTGATCCTCAAACACGTCGCCGTAAGATACATTGTAAGCAGGAACTTATCGTATCTAGTTTACAGCGGTTCTATAATGAGCGTGATGATATTGATGATATTCTTCAGATACTTCAAGGAACATCAGCAATCAGTTTGCGTTTAATTGATTGGTTTGTAACAAATTATGCGAAAGCTCACAGCACTTCTTATATCATTGCGTCACAGGAATTTCTCGTCTATCTCAACTACAAAAGTCAGCTAAAAGCATATAGTAAGAAGCTATTTGATCCTTTTTGTCGTAGAGAGCGCATTATGTTTCAAATTGGAACTCATCCTACTTTTCTAACAACGGTCGGAAAACTCAACTTCTTCCGATGGGCGATTGAAAAGGGAATTCTGGATTATATCCGGCAACATCTTCAAGATATCGAGAAGGAGATGAATGTTTTTATGAGAGATATTCAAAAGGAGAAGAAATCTGTAACTCCCCCAAGTGCGTCAACCACCGCGTCCAGCGTATCTACTAGCGCAAGTATTCTCACAAGTTCTACAAAAAGTTCAACGCGTCGCCGTATTGCGGCGAAAGAAGTATCAACAGCGAAGATTATGCAGAAACATGATATGACTGTAGAAGTTCGGTTTGATTAATGTGATAACGTCGTTACTTTATTTTAAAATATTATGTCTAAATATAAATGTCATCTGTAGGCCGTCAGTTTTCTCAGCCGTTAACGAAGACCTTTGTTGCGAATGCTGTTGGTTATTCTAACACACTTGCTGCGATTGAGGCGAAACTACTTGCTGCTGATGCTAATTACGTGAAGCTTGGAAATGTCTACTTGCTCAGCACTAAAGCAGCATTGGGAACCTTTCTTGATAGTAATGATACCGGTGGTAGTGCGTTTGCTCAGTATGAGACGTTAATTGATATGGGGCGGGAAATTCACGTTGGTGTCGCGGGTATCAATGGAAATCTGCTCACTTTCCGTACCCTCAAGCGCACAAATGGACAGGATCTTGGTTCATCAGATGTCACTGGATTTGTCGTTGTTGCGAATATGGTCTCTAAAGACATCATTGCTAACACTTCTAGTTATTTCTTAGTCAAGGTCGCGCGCGTGTAAATTAACTGCGATAGTTTTTAGTAACATCATCTGACTTCGGTCGTAAAAGTTCATATGATAGAAGCGAATTCATTTTATTCACTTCAGCATATCCTTCTGGTATCCAACGGCTTGTAAACCCTCTTGCTAGCATACGCCGGGTCTCTGCGATCCCTCTTTCAGCCTCTTTATCTTCATAGACTACGCTTCGTAACTCACGAACCGCATTCCGTGGATCAAATGTAGGATCATACCGATCAAAATACGGGTTCATACCAAGCTGCGGCCCATTCGCAACAAACCCCTGGCTTTGACGGTAATTCGTCGCAGTTGACCTTGTATTTATAGGGTTCATGTCATGATGAGTAGTGGTTGCTAACTGTGGAGGATCTGTCTGCCATTGCTCAAAGAAGCGAGCATTGACTGTATCACGTGTAGAGGTTTCCTTTCTTGCCCGAAGTTGCATAGAGGGTGGAGGTATACGAGGCGGCCCAGCGTAAAGAAAAGGCTCGTTCATATCTAATTAGGAAGGGGTATGTTTATACTTGCGTTTATACACAAAAAAATAGAAGCACACACACCTATTCATGTTCTCCAGTTTTTCTTAACAGCCGGTGGAACATCACTTTTATCTATTGAGACTGATCCTGTCGCCTTTTGTAAAGAGAATGATATACCTGTTGCCAAAACATTCAAAGAAAAGAGTGTGGCATTTCTAGAAGTAGATCCAGCGCAAATACAGAAAGATACATTTTACTCATTCAATGAGCCGAATACGGAAGCATTTGAAGTCTGGCGTACATTTGTATGGGTTGGTACTCCAGGATCGGACCCTTGGACTGTAAATACTGCGCTTGACGCAATCTCTTTTTCTGGGATTAAAGTATCCACGCTGGCGGAGGCCGTTTTAAGGAATGTCGCGTATACTTAATATGAACAATAATCCGTTCCCAACTAGAAATAAGACACTGCGGCGATCTGCGTCATCTGATCTAAGTGGCGCACGAGTACGTACAGATTATGCGGTCAATGAGAATTTACAGAGACTTCTTGATTCGGAGTCAAGCATGGCATATAAGAAGCCCTGGCATCGTCTTGAGCGCGGCTTGCGTATTAATCGTATTCGCCAGTTTTGCCAAGATATGATGGAGAAGCGTCAATTAAAGCAGACAGAGACAGATGCGCTTTTTGCTCTTCTTTTGAAAGCGCTTGATAAGAAGATCCTGAATTCAAAGACCGCAGTGATTTATGACGTGGAGACTGAAAAGATCTCTGAGATCAAGCATCTTGTTATGCACCAGAATGCGGAAGGAAATGTGCTCTTCCAAATTGTTGAAAAGAGGAATGCGGTGACATTTCGTAAGAAGGCTGTGGTTGAGAACGCTGAGAGTTAATAAAGTCACCAAGTTACCTTAAGCGCTGACACGGAGATTAAGTAGGGAAGCCTTAAACTTGACACACAAACATGTTACGAAAATATCATAACATGTTTGCGCCCATTTCTGAGTTTATAGAGGATCACGCAGCCATTTCTTGTTTTACGAGCCATCCAACTCTTCAATCCCAGTGGAAAGAGGAGATCGAAGATGAAGTTCTAGACGAAGTTAAGGACTTTATTCTTTATGGAGTTGAGCGTTTTCTAGAAAAAGCATCAAATAAGCGTTGGAGAGAAATGTCTGCTGATGATAAAACTGCGCATATTCAGACTATTCTGTCTCGACCCCAGGTTGCTCAGAGAACAGTGGATTGGTATCTTCAGGCTCAGCGTATGATAACTGCGAGCGAATTCGCATCTCTCTACGCATCCGAGCGCCAATACGCAAATCTTGTTCTCGCAAAGGCTCTTCCTCCTGTTTTACGGAACACTACTATGCGACTTGCGTGTGAGACCAGAGAAATGGGACCATTTGACTGGGGTATTCGGTTTGAACCTGTTGTAAAGCAGATTTTTGAGAAGAGGTGGGGTGTAACTATCTATGAAGCGGGTCGGATTACTCATTCAACAGATACGCGTCTTGCCGCAAGTCCTGACGGTCTTCTTTCAACAGGTGCTCTTTTGGAAATTAAGTGCCCTATTTCTCGAGAGATTGGGCGTGCTATTCCATTTGAATATTGGTGCCAGATGCAAATTCAGATGGAAGTCACGGATATAGATGAATGTGAATATGTGGAGGTGCGACTGGAAGCGTCGCACCCGAAGAAGATGACATATGAAAGGGCTGTGTCGCCAATTGATGAGGGGATTATGTGGCTTCTAAACAAAGAGTTTCAGTATATATATGCGTATACTGAGGCTGATCGTATAGAGAAGGAGGCTGGTGGTTGGGAGGTTCAAGAAGTCATCCCTTGGGCTCTGAATGACTTTCATCATGTAACTCTTCAGCGCGATCGTGAGTGGTTCAAAGAAACGGCTCATATTCGCGAACAATTTTGGAAGGATGTTGAGGCTGCGCGCGGAGGTACTTTCAAGTTACCACCGCCAACTACGCCGCGAGCAAAGGCGTGTCTAATTCAGGATTCGCCACCTGATCAAACAGCATAAAAGGAGTTTGATAATTCAGGAAAAGGCGCGGTATAGCTATCAGGCGTCTTGTGCTTGAAATTATTTGTGCGCTGCGCATATGACTCCGTTTTCTCTAGGACTTTTTTGGGATTGCGTTCATAAGATTTTTCATATGATAAGTCTGACGGCGCATCCGTTGTCGCGTCAGCTATAACACCGCGCAGAAGATGATACGGTTGGCGCTTATTATCAATATCAGCAGGCGCAGGCGCAAGCGCAGGCGAAGGCTCAGATACGCCAGTAACAGGAGTTTCAGCCTTATCTTCGAAAGGCTCTCTTACTTCAATGCGACCGCGAACAAGATAGTCAGACTTTTGTGAAACTAAAACGAGTAATAGAAAAGCAATACCTGCAAAAATAAGAAGTGTTGTTATTTCTTTCGAGAGCATTCTATCTTATTAACGTCGCGACTTTATTTTAACGAAACTTTAGTTTCGTTAAAATAAATGTCCTGCGACTAATTTGGTGATGGATCTTAAATTTAACGAAGCTCATAGAGCTTCGTTAAATTTAAGTCTCACCGGTATACCGGTGAAAGTTAAATTATCAAATTGTTAAATTGTTAAATTGTTCCATTTGCGTACATCAATGTCCATCGCTTGGCCTCTGCTTCATATTCCTCACGCTTTTCCATATAGATATGAGCAATCTCAGGTACAAATGGATCTTTTGGATTTGGATCCGTCAGAAGACTACAAATGCTCAACAAGACTTTACTAATTGTGAGCGCAGGTGACCATTGTCCTTTGAGAATATCAAGACAAATCATTCCAGATGAATTGATATTTGGATGATAAATCTTGGTCAGGAATTGGATATGAGGCGGCTTAAATGGATAATCAACCGGGAATTGTATGCGAAGCTTAAATACACCTCCTGTATATGGACTATCTTCTGGGCCCAGAATAACAGCCTCCCATTGATAAATATCACTTCCAATAGGTCCCGCGCTACAATTTGATGGGGGATCACTCTTCAGATCAATAATCTCTTTGTTAATTCGACGGAGTGCCATGCTGCTTTATGTATAGCGGTGCCTTCAAATTTAACGTTACCGGTGAGACTTAAATTTAACGAAGCTCAAAGAGCTTCGTTAAATTTAAGATCCATCACCAAATTAGTCGCAGGACATTTATTTTAACGAAACTAAA